CCATCACTTCTCTGAGTGTACAATACATTTCTCAATAAATTGTAGTGTAATTCCAAGTATAATTAGTATAGTAACATCGTGTATAATTTCCATAATAGTATTGTTTTGTAATAGACTACCGAAGTAGTTTCGACTATTGAAGTCTCGTCAGTATTACTTTATTTGTAATTGTACCACGATTTACGTTGTTCACCACGTGGAGCGATCTTTCGACTTATTTACACAATCTACATAGATCTCATCAGTATTACTTAGACAGTCGTGCCCAGGTAGGTAAGTTGTTACTGTTAGTGTAGTTACCATATTTCTGGAAACATTCCATTGATTCTAACTTTTCTTGATTGATTGAATACACCGCATCGTGATCATATTCAAATGTACCTTTCTTAGTAGTGAATGTAATGATTGTATTGTTACCGATTAGTGATTTACGTATTACAAATCTTTTAGTAGTTAATGTTGACATAGTTAATTGTTTAAATTGTTTATAGTTTATTTACATTATTATTATCCATTGTATTTCGTAACTAGTTTGTAAAAAATGCTATACATTATGTGAAAATTGTAAATTGTAATTGTAAAAACAAAAACGTAAAAAATTGTAAATGTGTTATGTGAAACGGCGGGGGCCTGGGCTAAACGAAACGATTTTGCAAATGGGCCGGCTTGTTGGTAGAGTAGGGGCAACACAACACTTCTATATTTGCAATGCTAAAAAATAGTGACAAGAGCCTATTAAGGTTATATAGTAACAGGCAAGTGTCACACTTTTAAGTATTTTATCTACTATGTGATAATCTTTGTATGGGTTCACCAATTAAACTAAAACAAACACTATCGCCTAAAGCGGCGGCTGCTAAAAAGCGTAGAGATATTGCTGCGGCTAAAACACCAAAGCGTAAGAAGCGTAAAGCAGAAAACCAAAGAATAGGTCAGTCATCAGAGTATGACTTACACCACAAGGCCGATGGATCAGTTGTAAAGATGAGCACCAAAAATAATAGAAACGTGTGGAAGCACGGTGAAAGAAGTTAATAACCAAAACCAATTAAACATGACGTACTTGTATTACAAGACTAGCACTTGGTCTAGCGACCCTACCAAGATAGACGAGAAAACCAAAACACAATGGGAACACTTATCTAACAAGTCCAACTGGAGAATTACTCAACTTCCAAATGGATACTATCAAACAGAAGTTACTTATCCTGACAAGCCTGATCAATGGACAGACGTAACAAGACGTGAAACTCTTGAAGGTGCTGAATCAGCTATTGATGGAAGCATCGACCACTTCAATAAGAAGTTAGAGGCTACTAAAGGACCAAAGGTTGTAAAGACGTTTGAAAAATAAACTATTTTAATTAAATTTAATATAATATAATGGAGTATAATTTACCAAGTGAGATTGTTAAAGATCTTAACTTTGGCGACAATGCCAAAAATAGAATAATCGCTGGTGTAGACAAATTGGCATCTGCCGTAAAGTCTACATTAGGCGCCTCTGGAAAGTGTGTTATTTATGAAGATGCTAGAGGCAACCCGGTCATAACAAAAGACGGTGTAACCGTTGCAGAAAGCGTAGTCTTATATGATCCGGTTGAAAACATGGGTGCAACTTTAATCAAAGAAGCAGCCCGAAATACTGTAAAAGAAGCAGGCGATGGCACAACAACCGCTACGGTGTTAGCTGAATCACTGCTAAAAACAGTAAACTCACCAAGATTTGAGCAAAATTCACTAAGAGAGCTAAAAACAGGTATAAGTTCAGGCCTTGAAAAGGTTAATGACTACCTTGATACTATCAAAATTGACGTAAATGACGATATGTTGCAAAACGTAGCAGCTATTTCGTGTAATAACGATGAAGAGCTCGGTAAAATCATAGCTGAAGCATACACTACTGTTGGAAAAGACGGTGTTGTGCTCATGGAAACGTCAGAAACTGAAGAAACTTACGTTGAGGTTGTTGATGGTGTGCAATTTGACTCACCATTAACATCACCTCATTTCGCTACAGCTACAGAAAAGCAAAAAGCAGAGCTAGATAATCCGTTAATCTTAATATGCATGTCTGAAATACCTAATGTACGTAAAATACAAGGTATATTAGAGCATGTTATAAAAACTAACAGATCTTTACTAATAGTAGCCCCAGTATCACAACAAGTAAAGTCGGCACTTTTAATGAATAAGGTAAAAGGTAACATTAAAGTTAACATTATTGACTTACCTGGCTTCGGTCCTACTAAAAAAGATTCATGTGAAGACTTAGCCGCACTAACCGGCGCTACGGTAATGAACGAAGAACTAGGTGATGATTTAGATGGTATAACATTAGATATACTAGGAGAAGCTGAATACGCAACTACAGATATTAATAATACAGTAATAACAATATTAGAAGGAGTAGATGTTGAAGATAGGATTGACCAAGTCGCAAAACTCATTGCAGATGAAAAAAGCGGTTTCTTTAAAAAGAAGCTGGAAGAAAGATTGTCTATGCTATCGGGTTCAGTTGGTATCATCAAAGTGGGTGCTGACTCTAAAGTCGAGCTCAAAGAAAAGAAGGATAGGGTTGAAGACGCAATATACGCGACTAAAGCAGCGTTAAAAGAAGGTATAGTGCCAGGAGGCGGTATAGCCCTCTTTAATGCAGCGAAAAAAATCGAACCTACTAACGTAGGTGAAGAAGCATTGTTTTCTTCTATTGTAGCCCCAATGGCAACTATATTAGATAATGCTGGTATGCCAACTCATGTAGACTTACCAGAAGAACAAGGACACGGCTTTAACGTCGTAACTGGTGAAGTTGTTGATATGGTTAAAGAAGGTATCATCGATCCTGTGCTAGTAACTAAGACAGCTCTTAAAAATGCTGTATCTGTTGTAACTACTATTATATCCGCCGACTGTGTAATTTCAAACATACGAGTAAATGAAAGCAGTTAATCATTATTTAGTAATTGAGCCAATTAAACAAGAGCTCAAGAAGGTTGGTGGATTAATCCTTACAGACGAGGTCAACGAGGATAATAGATATTTAAAAGCAAAAGTCATATCAACTGGAAACCTTGTAGAAGGTATTAAAGAAGGTGATGTGGTTTATTACGATAAACACGCTGGACATGGTATTCAGCACAAAGATAATTTTTACGGCGTTATTAAACAAATGGACGTCGTATTAATTGATTAAACCTAAACCATAAACTTTAAACTTTAAACTTAAAACGACAAACAAATTATTTATTAATCAAAAACTTTTTAAAAATGAACATGGACAAGTATTTATTTTTCCGAGCAGTTGCCGACGAAGATAACGACGATGGTGATGGAGCTTCAAGTGGAGTAAACCCAACATCAATTGCTATTCCAGCAAGAAACATTACAGCTATTGGACCAGCTTCTGGTACTACTTTAGAAATTTATTTCGAAAGTGTAAGAAATCAAGCTGGTAATGGTACAGATGACGAAAACGTTGTTTCAGACAAGGTTGTTATTGGCATCGGATCACACACGCACAAAGAAGTAATAGACAATATTTTAAGAGCTATTACATCAACAGGACCAAGCTATACTGATGGTTTTATTGACGTATGTGATGATATGACTACTAACGCTGCTAATGAAGCAGTTTCAGCTGTAAGACTAAACGCTAATATTACTGGTATCGCTGATACTGGTATTACAGTAGCTGCGGCATTATCTTAATTGTTAACTAATTAAAAAATAGAAAAATGGAAAAATATTTGTATTTTAGAACACAGGCCGATCAAGATAATGATGACGGCATTGACGATTCGGTATATGTAAAAGCTTCTAGTATCACTGGTTTAGTTCCAACGAGTACTACAGCTTTAACAATATTCTTTGAAAGCGTTAAAAATCAACCAGGTCACGCTGGTGCTACAGGTGATGAGATCATTAGAGACAGCGTTGTAGTTAATTGTACTGCTGGCAAAGTAAAGCAAGTTATGGGAACTATCGTTAGAGCTATCAACTCTTCAGCACCTTTATATAATGATGGTGTAATAGTTGTTGCTGACGATGTTACTACAACTTTAGCAGACGCTACAGTAGCAGCTCAATACATCGACGCTGGTATTACAAGTTGTGGAGCTATTACAGTTGCTGCCGCTCTATCTTAATAGATGCGATTAACTAGTCACGATTTACGTGAATTACAAATCCTAAAGTATTACAGGCTCACTAGAAAGTGGGCTTGTAAGACTTACGGGTTAACAGATGCCGATCTTGAACTTCTAATATTTTTAGATTGTCAAAAACGGTTTACAAGACAAGAATTTATTGATGGTACTTATACCATGAGCTGGGATAAAACTCGGTGGGATAAACTAAGAAAGTTAGGCTGGATTGAAGTGTGGAGACACAGAAATAGAACAACGATAAAATACTCAATATTTAAAACATCGTTTAAATGCAGCCAGTTGATAAGTAGAATATACAGGATACTATTAGGTGAAGAAGATATGCCTGTGTCAGAAAGAAGTGTATTTTACAATAACAAATCATATACAGATAAAGTCTTTAACAAGGCTATAGACGATATGATAAAAGATAAAGATAGATAATGGGATTTAAACTAGGTAAAGGTAGAACACCAATAGCAGTAAACGGGCGAATATCAAAGAAAATGAGATTTGGTCAAGAAGCCGGAGACGCTGACGTATCTGTACCTGGAACACCTATTATTAGAAAACCGCTAGAGCCTGGCGTTATGGGTGAAGCTAATATGGATGGTAGCATCTACATTAGTGATCAAATCCAGCCTGGTAGCGATATAGAAAAACAAGTGGTCAATCACGAAATGAGACACTCTACAGATATGAAAACTGGTAAGTTAGAGTACGGTGATGATTATGTTAAATGGAATGGTAATACTTACCCAAGACAAACTATCAACGGTAAAGATATGATAATAGTTGATGGTATAGCTAAAGAAGCTGGTGACGGTAATTTTCCTTGGGAAAGAGAAGCAAACAACGGAAACGCATATGGTTAATAATATATTAGGTGGTTTATTTGGCAAAGTAGTTGAAAACGCTGAAGGTATACTAGATAAAGTAATAACTACAGATAAAGAAAGAGACGCTGCCAAACTAGCGTTAAAACAAATAATGCTAGATGCAGAAAGAGAAGCTTTTGCAAAAGAAGTTGAAGATCGCAAATCTGCACGTGATCTTTATAAAGACGACGCTATTATTCAAAAAGTATTAGCAACGCTGTTTACAGTAGCATACTTTGGCATTACATTTGTAATGTTTAATTACTTTGTTACTAAAAGCTTAGAGCTAGGTGAATTTGAGATTAGCTTTATATCAACAATCTTTGGTGCTATGAGTGCTAAGGTAAACACAATAATAGACTTCTTCTTCGGTGGAAGTTCAAAGAAAAACGAACAAACTAATAAATAAATAAAATGGGAATTAACAATACACAAACATCATACGCTTTTGGACAACTAGGTAGTGTTTACACTACAGCTAGTAGTGACGCTATTAAACCTCCAACAGACAAGGTATTTGTAGCAATAACAATGCTTGCAGACACTGTATTCGACGCTTCAGGCGGTTTAATTGCAGACATACCTCTTATTGGATCTGATCAATATATTGGAACAGATCAACCAGCCCACGATTTAGCCGCAGGCTCTGAAACTGCGGACGAAGGTTCTGGTGGTCAAGTTGTTGATTCAGTTGTTTTTCCAAAAGGTGTTACTATTTACGGAAGATGGACTGAAATTGACGTAAACAGTGGTTCAGTTGTAGCTTATATAGGAGCGTAATGTTAGGGTTAACTAGCGCACTATCAAGTGGCTCTGGAAAAGAGCAGAACTATTCTTTAACTCTTGACGGGGTTAATGATCACGTAGACCTAGGCGATGTGTTAGATGTTGGCACAGCTGACTACTCTATTTCAGTATGGATTAAGCAGTCTGTTGCTGCTGATAGTTATGATTATGTATTTGCTAAGCATGAAGACAATGACAATAGAGTTGACATACTCTTAAATGATGCAAATCGTATTCAAGTGCTAGCAAAAGGCTCAGATAATCAAGCTTACAATTTTAATGGCGCCACCGCTTTAGACGCTCTAATTGGAACTTGGGTTAATATAACTATTACCGTAGACAGAGACGGTCAAGCAAAAATGTATGTTAACGGATCAACAAACACGTATGGCCACAGCGGCGTAAGCTGTACTAATACTTCGCAGAATTTAGATAATGCGGGCAAATGGAATATAGGCCGTAAAAAAGCTACCGCTAACTACTGGGGTGGAAAAGTAGGTGATATAGCAATATGGAATGTAGCGCTAGACGCAGACGCTGTGGCTGCAGTTTATAACTCAGGCACTGCTTTTAATTTAAACGTAAACAGAGGTAACTATGACAACAGCTCTGCGCTGCAAGGCTATTTGCGCATGGGTAGCGGAATTTTTGACGACAAAGCCAACGGCGTTGTTCGCGATCAAGTTAACCCTGGGTATGGATCTAACCTGGTTTCTAACGCAGACTTTTCTGCTAACGAGGCTGAAGATCAATCGCACTTAAATGGAGGATTACAGTTTGACGATTGGACTGAGCAATTAAGCTCTGGTCTTAGAAAATATGAAATAACAGCTGACGGGCAGGGCATAAGATGCACTATTGAAACTGCTAATGATGCTACATGGCATCAAAGAATATATCAGACCGTAAGTGATCATTTAGATATAGGATCATCATACGAGTTTAGCATTGAACTTTTAGCTAGTACTTCTTGTACTTTTCGAGCTGCAGTGCAGACAACAGGCTCTAATGACACTCAAACCTCTGCTAATATGCAGAGCGTAATCTTAAGCCCAAATGTTAGAACTGTTGTTAAAGATGTTTTTATATGTAGCAATAACACCTCTCAAACTGTTCATTTGTTTCCTAACACCACTTTATCTGCTGGAGAATATTATGAAATAAGATTTCCAATGTTAAGAAAAATAAACGGAGGAGTAGGAATAGTAACAGGAGCTACGTTTTCATCAGATAATCCAAACGGGTAACAATATGGCTAAATACGTAATAATAGATACTACAGAAGTTATATCAGAAGATTCAGTTATAGACTTTAATAAGCTCATGAACAGAGGGCCTAGTTATTTAAGATATAACAACAACGGCAATAAGGCTGTGCTAAAGTACGATGGAGACCAACCATCTTTTTTAAATGGTAAAACAGAATATACTCACGCTGAAATATTAGTTGAAATGAATAAGTCAGAGTGGGTTGTAGAAACTGAAGGTTAACAATTAAATTAAATTAAATTATGGCAAAAAGAAAGACGGCAAAGGTCAAAGACCTTAGGCCAAGTAAAATCAATGATGAGCAACTAACAAAACTTCAAGGTATTGTTTCTGCAATAAACGAAAGTCACGCTAACTTAGGTAGGCTAGAAGTACAAAAACACCAATTGCTTCATCAAAACGAACAGCTGCAAGGAGCTATTAAAGAGCTTCAACAAACTCTTGAAGATGAGTACGGTACTTGCAATATAGCTATTCAAGATGGTACTATAAAATACGAAGAAGATGAGCAAGCTAATTCGTAAGATCACAATAGGAAAAGACTACAAAATTGACGCCATGCACTACTCTGTTAATCAGGAAGTGTATGGTGGTCATACTATTTGCGATATAATAGAAGAAGACGATAAATACTCTATATACATTAGAAAAGGAAAAGACGTGCTGCCTTGGAAAGACTTTAATAAAAACATGGCTATATCCGTTGAGTATAACTTAGAATATTAGTGAAAGCACCATTTGATTTTGTTATTGAGCCTAAAGGCGAAAGATACAACAACTTTAAAAAAGTTGGAGATAAAGATCTTATTTTAAATACTGAGATATTTAATCATCAATACGTAAACAGAAGCGCTATCGTTAAGGCTGTGCCTACTGCTTTTGACACTGAGGTAAAAGTAGGTGATGAGGTTATAGTACACCACAACGTGTTTAGAAGATGGCACGATCAACAAGGTAATGAAAAAAATAGCAGAAGTTATTTTGATGAAAATACTTACTTAGTTAAAGAAGATCAAATATTCCTTTATAAATCAAAAGATAAGTGGAAAGCTTGCGATGGGTATTGCTTTGTTCAGCCGATAAAACAAAGAAACAAGTTATCAGAGGATATTGAAGAGCAATGTATTGGTATTGTTAAATATACTGATGGGCAAAACACAATAGGCGAGCTTGTGGGTTTTACACCTTTTTCTACGTACGAGTTTATTATTGATAACGTTAAGCTTTATAGAGTTTTAAATAAGTTTATTACAATTAAATATGAATATCAAGGAGACGAAGAAGAGTATAATCCAAGCTGGGCATAGAGCTGTTGAAGAGCTTATTAAAGTAGCTAAAGAAGCTATTGTTGATAGTGGCGATGACATTACAGCTGATAGACTTAAAAACGCGGCTGCCACTAAAAAGTTGGCTATATTCGATGCTTTTGAAATACTTAATCGTATCCAAGAAGAAGAGGCTATGCTTAACGGTAAAGATCCAGAAAAAAAAGAAGAGCGCGTGTTTAAAGGATTTGCTGAAGGAAGATCTAAATGAGTTACAAGCAAACGCTATATAAAATAATAGAGCCTGTAAAAAGAACTACTATTAGCCGAATGAATAAAGGCAACAAGTGGAGGTACGGCTACGATAAAGATCACGATATTGTAGTTATATCTAAAACAGGTAAAATAGGAGATATATACGAAATACAAGGTTTAAAAATAGCTCTACCTAAAGCTCCAAAAACAGTGCACGCTAATGAAGATAACAAATGGTGTCAAATAGAAAAGCCAAAAGTTCTTGAAAAAATAAAAACTATATTTGATTGGCGAGCTTATCCTGAAGAGCAAAAAGAACAATGGTACGATTATATAGATGAAGAATTCAAAAGACGTGACGAGGGTTTCTGGTTTCAAAATGCTAGTATTCCAACTTATATTACAGGAACTCACTACATGTACCTCCAATGGTCTAAAATAGATGTAGGCGCTCCAGACTTTCGTGAGGCTAATAGATTATTTTTTATATTTTGGGAAGCTTGTAAAGCTGACAAAAGATGTTACGGTATGTGTTATCTTAAAAACAGACGTTCTGGCTTTTCTTTCATGAGCTCTGCTGAAACCGTTAACTTAGCTACAATATCGAGTGATAGTAGATATGGAATACTATCTAAAAGTGGTGGTGATGCTAAAAAGATGTTTACTGACAAGGTTGTACCTATATCCATAAACTATCCTTTTTTCTTCAAACCTATTCAAGATGGTATGGACAGACCTAAGTCTGAACTAGCGTATCGTGTGCCAGCGAGCAAGTTTACTCGTAAAAAAATAGAGGTAAACGAAAAGCTAGAAGAGATAAAAGGACTTGACACAACGATTGATTGGAAGAATACAGGTGATAACAGCTATGATGGTGAAAAATTAGCGCTGTTAGTACACGATGAAAGCGGTAAGTGGGAAAGACCTGACAACATACTTAACAACTGGCGAGTTACAAAAACTTGTCTTAGATTAGGTGCTAGAGTTGTAGGTAAGTGTATGATGGGTTCAACATCTAACGCGTTAGATAAAGGTGGAGATAACTTTAAAAAGCTGTATAATGATTCAGATGTCACTTCTAGAAACCGCAATGGACAAACAAAGTCTGGTTTATATTCTTTGTTTATCCCAATGGAATGGAACTATGAGGGATTTATTGATGAGTTTGGACAACCAGTATTTAATAACCCAGATCATGATGTATACGGACCCGACGGTGAATTAATAGACATAGGTATTATTGATCACTGGAATAACGAGGCTGATGGATTAAAAGGAGATCAAGATGGTTTAAACGAATTTTACCGTCAGTTTCCTAGAACAGAAGAGCATGCTTTTAGAGATGAAGCAAAGAATAGCTTGTTTAACTTAATAAAGATATACGAGCAAATAGATTATAATGAAGGCGTTGGTAGTGATTCAACAGTAACAACAGGTAGCTTCCAGTGGGAGAACGGGATAAAAGACAGTAAAGTTATATTTTATCCAGATCCTAGCGGAAGATTTAAAATAAGCTGGGTACCACCATCAAACCTTCAAAACAAATTTATAACTAAAAATGGAGTTAAATATCCTGGCAATGAACACATGGGCGCTTTTGGCTGCGATAGTTATGATATTAGTGGTACTGTTGATGGTAGAGGATCCAACGGATCTCTTCATGGACTAACTAAGTTTTCTATGGAAGACTCGCCACCAAACCACTTTTTTTTAGAATACATTGCAAGACCACAGACCGCAGAAATATTTTTTGAAGACGTGCTAATGGCCTGCATATTTTACGGTATGCCTATACTAGCGGAAAACAACAAACCAAGACTTTTGTATCATTTTAAAAGAAGAGGATATAGAGGATTTAGCATGAATAGACCAGACAAGGTTTGGAATAAATTATCTGTTACTGAAAAAGAAATAGGTGGGATACCAAACTCTAGCGAAGACATAAAGCAAGCTCATGCGGCTGCTATAGAGATGTATATCAATGACCACGTTGGCCACAAAGGCGATGGAGTTTATGGTAACATTTATTTTAACGAAACGCTAAACGATTGGGCTAGGTTTGATATAAACAAAAGAACAAAGTTTGATGCCACTATAAGTTCAGGGCTTGCTGTAATGGCTTGCAATAGACACTTGTATAGACCACACGCAGAATTTAAAAAGCAACCATTAAACATAAGTATTTCTAGATATAGCAATACTGGTAACACATCAAGAATAATAAAATAAAAATATGGCAGAGTCTGTTGTAAAGAGTTATTTTCCAAGTCAAGTAGTTAGCGATGCTGAAAAGTTAAGCTATGACTACGGTTTAAAAGTTGCGAAAGCAATAGAAACAGAGTGGTTTCATAATGACAGAAACCACAATAGGTATCAGAACAATTTAAACGACTTTCATAAATTAAGGCTGTACGCTAGGGGAGAGCAATCAGTTCAAAAATATAAAGACGAGTTATCAATAAATGGAGACTTGTCTTATTTAAACCTAGACTGGACACCTGTTCCAATAATCCCTAAGTTTGTTGATATTGTAGTTAACGGTATAGCTGATAGGGCTTTTGAAATAAAAGCTTATTCGCAAGATGAGTATGGAGTTTCTAAAAGAACAGAATATATGCAGAGTATTCTTGATGATATGGCTGCTAAAGAAATGAATGACTTCGTGGCTGATGAGTTTGGTATTAACTTATATCAAAACGATCCTGAAACTTTACCAGAAAACAACGAAGAGCTAGAGCTGCACATGCAGTTAAACTACAAGCAAGCCGTAGAAATAGCTGAAGAGCAAGCTTTAAACGTTTTGCTTGAAGGTAATAATTACGACTTAATAAAGAAAAGACTATACTACGACTTAACAGTATTAGGTATTGGCGCTGTTAAAACTGATTTTACTACGTCTGAAGGTGTTACTATAGACTATGTTGATCCAGCTGATTTAGTTTACTCTTATACTGAATCGCCATATTTTGATGATATATACTATGTTGGAGAAGTTAAGACAATACCTATTAACGAGCTCGCTAAGCAGTTTCCTTATTTAACGCAAGAAGACTTAGAAGAAATACAACAGTCTGGCTATGCTCAAACAAACTCTTATCAAAGCGGGCCTAGATACGAAGAGTCTGACAGAAATAAAGTTCAAGTTTTATATTTTAATTATAAAACACATATGAACGAGGTTTACAAAGTAAAAGAAACTGGAAGTGGAGCTGACAAGCTTATAGAAAAAGATGATAGTTTTAATCCTCCTGCTGAAGCTGAAGGAAATTTTTCAAAACTTGAAAGAGCTATTGAAACTCTATATGAAGGCGCTTTAATACTTGGAACTAACAAGCTGTTAAAGTGGGAGATGTCTGACAACATGATGAGATCTAAAAGTAATTTTACTAAGGTTAAAATGAACTATAGTATTGTTGCTCCTCGTATGTATAAAGGTCGCATAGAATCTTTAGTAAAGCGTATAACTGGATTTGCTGATATGATACAGCTTACTCACTTAAAGTTGCAGCAAGTAATGTCGCGTATGGTTCCAGACGGCGTTTATTTAGATGCCGATGGTTTAGCAGAAGTTGATTTAGGTAATGGTACAAACTACAATCCACAAGAAGCTTTAAACATGTTCTTCCAAACAGGTTCTGTTATTGGTAGGTCATTTACAAGTGAAGGTGATATGAATCCAGGTAAAGTGCCTATTCAAGAAATTACATCTGGATCAGGAGGTAACAAAATAAACGCTTTAATAGGTAATTACAACTATTACTTGCAGATGATACGTGACGTAACCGGGCTTAATGAAGCTCGTGATGGTAGTACGCCTGATGAAAGAGCTTTAGTTGGTATCCAAAAAATGGCCGCCGCAAACAGTAATACAGCCACAAGACATATATTAGATTCAGGTTTATTTTTAACAGCTGAAACCGCAGAAAAGCTTTCGCTTCGTATATCTGACATTATAGAATATTCTCCTACAAAAGAAGCTTTTATACAAAGCATAGGCGTACACAATGTTGCTACGCTAAAAGAAATGTCTGAGCTTCATTTATATGACTTTGGTATATTTTTAGATTTAGCTCCAGATGAAGAGCAAAAAGCTTTATTAGAAAATAACATCCAGCAAGCGTTAGCTCAGAAAACTATAGATATAGAAGACGCTATAGATCTTAGAGATATATCTAACATTAAAGTAGCTAATCAACTACTTAAGCTTAGAAGAAACAAAAAGCAACAACAAGATCAGCAAGCGCAGCAGCAAAATATACAAGCTCAAGCGCAGGCTAATGTTCAACAGCAACAAGCCGCCGCTCAACTAGAAATTCAAAAGCAACAAGCTTTAAAACAAGCAGAAGCTCAATTGCTGCAAATGCAGTCTCAATTAGACGCTGGTAAAATGCAAGCTGAAACACAAATGAAAGCTCAATTAGCTGCTCAGAAGTTTCAATATGACATGCAATTAAAATCTTTAGAATCTAGCGTATTAAAAGATAGAGAAAAAACTAAAGAAGACAGAAAAGACGAAAGAACTAAAATACAAGCCACTCAGCAGTCAGAAATGATTGATCAAAGAAAATCAGGCAAACCACCTAAAAACTTTGAGCAAACGAGTAATGATATACTTGAAGGTGGATTTGATTTAGGACCTATTGATCTTAATAGATAACACTAACTTATATTTTATATTATGGAAGAAAATGAAAACGTAGTTGAAGAAACTACACAAGAACAAACTGTAGATACAGTTGATGAAAGTAAGTTTGAAAGCGCTGGCGATGACAGTGTAATCAAAATAGATTTAGACAAACCAATTAAAGATGAAAAACCAGAAGAAACAACAGAAGCTGCAGATGGCCCAGCTGACGACACAGGAGTGGTTGGAAGCGATGAAAGTGCCGACGCCACACCGGAACAAGAAGAAGTACAGCCGGAAGCTAAAGCACAAGACGCAGTACTAGAAGAAGTAACTGAAGAAGAAGTAAAAGAAGAAGTTGAGCAGGTTACAGAAGAAGTAGAAGAAGCTATAGCTGAAGCTAAAGAGACTGGAAAACCATTACCAGAAAACGTTCAAAAGTTAGTTGACTTTATGAACGATACGGGTGGTGATATAGAAGACTATGTGAAGTTGAATAAAGATTATTCAAATCTAGACAACTTAAGTCTTTTAAAAGAATACTATAAGCAAACTAAACCTCATCTAGACTTAGAAGAAATAAACTTCATGATGGAAGATCAATTCGCTTTTGATGAAGAGATAGACGAGGAAAGAGATATAAAAAGAAAGAAATTAGCTTTGAAAGAGCAAGTTGCTCAAGCAAAGAACCACTTGGAAAGTGTAAAATCCAAATACTATGAAGACATCAAATACGGCTCTAAGTTGACACAAGATCAGCAAAAAGCCGTTGATTTCTTTAATAGATATAACAAAGAGTCGGAAGACAACAGGAAAGTAGCTGAAAAACAGCAAAGAACGTTTTTAAACAAGACTAGTCAACTATTCAACAAAGACTTCAAAGGTTTTGAATACAATGTTGGAGATAAAAAGTACAGGTTTAATGTTAGAAACGCTGACGCTGTTAAAGATACTCAAAGCGATATTAATAACTTCATAGGAAAGTTTCTTAATGAAAGTAATGAAATACAAGATGCTAAGGGTTATCACAAAGGTTTATTCACAGCTATGAACGCTGACGCTGTAGCGCAGCATTTCTACGAGCAAGGTAAAGCTGACGCACTCAAGGAGAGCGTTGCTAAATCTAAAAATGTTAACATGGACCCAAGACAACAGTTTACAGGACCAATTAACACTGGTGGAATGAAAGCTAGAGTTTTAGGTGATAGTTCTTCTGATTTTAAGTTTAAAATTAAAAATAGAAAATAAATTATTTAACGCTTAAAATTTAAAATTATGTCAATTTCAAATCCTGGTAATTTGTTAAACAGTACTCCTGGTCCAATCCAGCAAGCTACTGCAGCAAACTACCTAGATCTTTCAACCAGTGCTGGTTGGGGTCAACAATACGTTCCAGATTTAATGGAAAAAGAAGCTGAGGTTTTTGGACCTCGTACAATTTCTGGTTTCTTAAATCAAGTTGGAGCAGAAGAGGCAATGACTGCTGATCAAGTTATTTGGTCTGAGCAGGGTCGCTTACACTTATCTTATACATGTTCAATCACTGACGTTGATGATGGTGCTTCTACAAATGGTGGTGAAATAACTATTACTGATCATATTGATACTAATGCGACTTACGTTTCAGGTTCTCACGGTGTAAGAGTTAACGATACTATTATCGTTGCTACTTCGGCTGCTGTACTAAAATGTTTAGTGGTTAAAGTTGTAGGTAACGTGCTAGATGTAGAGCCTTACGGCGCTGCTAACATTACATCTCTTGGAGAAGGTAACACTGGTACATTATTAGTTTATGGTTCTGAATTTGCAAAAGGTAAATCATACAACTCTCAAGTAGCTGCTGCTGCTGATAGAAGAGAAGCTAATGAGCCTAAGTTTAACACTTTTAGTAACAAGCCTATCATTATAAAAGACTATTACGAAGTTAATGGTTCTGATGCTTCTAAAATTGGTTGGGTAGAGGTTTCTACTGAAAGCGGACAAGGCGGTTACCTATGGTACTTAAAAGCTGAAGCTGATACAAGAGCACGTTTCACTGATTATTTAGAAATGGCAATGTTAGAAGGTGAATTAGGTGTGGCTGGTACAGACGATGTTGCAGATTTCTTGTCTGGCGCAGATACTGACTCTTCAGGTACGCAAGGTTTATTTGCTGCTATTGAGTCAAGAGGTAATGTTACTACTGGTGTTACTGGTGTTAACGCTGCTACTGATCTAGCTGAATTTGACGCTATTTTAGCTGAATTCGACAAGCAAGGTGCTATCGAAGAAAACATGATGTTTGTTAATCGTTCAACTAGCTTAGCTATTGACGATATGCTAGCTTCTATGAACTCTTACGGTGCTGGTGGTACATCTTACGGTGTATTCAACAACTCTGAAGATATGGCATTAAACCTAGGCTTTTCTGGTTTCCGTAGAGGATCTTACGACTTCTATAAGTCTGACTTCCGTTACTTAAACGACAAAGCTACTCGTGGTGGTATCAACGATGCTGCTGGTGCTAATGCGATCAGAGGGGTTGTAATTCCTGCTGGTTCTTCATCTGTTTATGATCAAACTGTTGGTGCTTCAATTAAGCGTCCGTTCTTACACGTACGTTATAGAGCTTCTCAAACTGATGATCGTAGAATGAAGACTTGGGTTACTGGATCTGTAGGAGCTGCTACATCAGCTTTAGACATGATGCAACTTCACTTCTTATCAGAAAGATGTTTGATCACTCAAGGTGCAAACAACTTTATGTTAATGAAGTAAAACACTTTAAGCTACCTCGCCTTCGGGTGGGGTAGTTTTTTTTATTAATTTTTATTATATTATATTATGGCAAAAAAACAAACAAAGAAGGTTGATGCAGCACCTGAAGTAAAAGCTGCAAACGAAATGGTTGAGGTTAAAATTAATCCTGAACCTAAAAAACCAAGTTGGGAGATAAAAGATAAAGTTTATTATTTAAAAGGAAATAAAAAACCAATATCTTACATGCTTAAAACAAACGGGATTTATTATTTTGACGAAGAAAAAGGTTACGAAAGAGAGTTAAAATATTGTCAAAATCAAAGAACACCTTTTGTCGACGAAATGGTTGGAGATCAAAGGCTAGAGCATGTTGTTTTTAGAAACGGAGCTTTATTCGTACCTAAAAACAAAACAGTTTTACAAAAGCTTTTATCTTTGTATCACCCGCATAATGGAACTATTTTCTACGAACATAAACCTGAAGCTGTTGCTGCAGATGAAATAGAAGTACTAGAAATGGAAGCTGATGCAATATTAATGGCTAGACAAATAGACATTGACATGGCTGAAGCTATAATGCGAGTAGAGAAAGGATCTGGAGTGTCTAAGATGAGCTCTAAAGAGCTTAAAAGAGATTTACTGCTATTCGCTCGAAACAATCCTGTTTTATTCTTAGAGTTGGCGGCTGATGATAATGTTCAGCTTAGAAACTTTGGTATTAAAGCTGTAGAAGAAGGGATTATTAAACTATCCGCCGATCAACGTAATTTTATATGGGGATCTAATGATAGAAAAATAATGACCGTACCGTTTGACGAGCACCCATATACCGCTCTTGCACATTGGTTTAAAACTGATGAAGGCATGGAGATATATTCAAATATTGAAAAGCGTTTAAACGCGTAACCATATATAGTGGAGCAGCCACTCTTCTATAGGGTGGTTGCTTAACTATAAAATAAAACATAATGGCGGGACAACTTGCAAATATAAACACAGTATATCAAACAGTTTTAGCGTTAGCTAATAAAGAGCAAAGAGGATATATAACGCCTCAAGAATTTAACTTGTTCGCCAAACAAGCTCAGATGGAAATATTTGAGCAGTATTTTTTTGATTTAGATCAATTTAGAAGAGGTATAAGAGGAGCTGAATCTGATTTTACCCCTAATATTCAAACAGCGGTAGAGCAAAAACTCTCTAAATTTTTAACTTCAGCTCCAGCTGGAGAAGTTGCTCCTGGAGCTTTTAGTATTCCAACAAACTGCTATAAGCTATCAACAGTATCTGTCACTAAGTCTGCCCAAAACTATGGTTGTGTGGCAGACATGCTGGATCATGATGAAGCTATTAAAATTTTAAATAGTGGATATTTAACTAGACCTACTTCTAATAGACCTATATGCTACATAAAAGGCTACGAGTCTAGCCACTTGTTATATGTAGCGCCATATGATCCAAGCACATCTACAGGCGTAATTTTATCTTATTTTGTAGCTCCAAAAGATCCTAACTGGACATATATAGTTGTTAACGAGAAAGCTATATTTGCAAATAACAATAATTCTCTTCAAAACTTTCAACTTGACAAATCTGAAGAGAGAAATTTAATATTAAAAATACTTCAGTTAGCCGGCATAGCTATAAAAGAGTTTTCTTTAGCACAAGCCGCTGCACAAGCTGACAGCAACGTTGTAATGCAACAAAAAAGATAAATAAATGGGTTATATAAACGATACAGATTACAATTACTATGAAGGTAGCAACTTAGGCGGTTATCAGTTTGTTTCTATAGACGATATTGTTAGCCAGTTTATGGTTGCTTACGTTGGTGAAGAAAAGTTAATATCAAAAGTAAATAGAACAGACGTTCAGTTTCACGCGTATAGAGCTTTAGCAGAACTTTCTTTTGATACGTTTAGATCTTTTAAGGCTCAGCAAATAGACGTGCCACCTAGCTTAACCATGAGGCTTCCAAAAGACTATGTTAACTATACTAAGGTAAGTTGGGTAGACTCTGCAGGTATAAAACATCCTTTATATCCTACTAAGCACACTTCAAACCCTTATCAAATAGAGCAAGAATCTGACGGAGACTACACTTACTCTACGGCTATAGACTCTTTTGTGCTTTCAAAAGCTAATGGTTGGGTTGTTAATGGCTTCAAGTCTGGTGGTCGAACTGCTGCTACGCACATATTTGCTGATACAGACGAATTAGTTGTTAAACAACATTTTATTCAAAGATTTAAACTAGGATCTTATGTAACGTATTGCTACAAGGCCATAGATGTTTCTGAATATGTAGGAGCTTCATTAACAGCAACAGCTGTTTCAGCTGCAGCTTCTACTTTAGTTTTAGATGGAAGTGAAAGTGAGCCTGTAAACGCTACTACGTTAGCTAACGCCGGCACTTACGCTCAACCTGCCACTACAGTCAGAGTTGGGTTAAGCTCTACCCCTCCAGACGCTCCAGACGCTAGTGGACTTATTAATCTTAGAGAAATACCAGCGCCTGGTCAGCCGAGCGCCCTACACAGAGATCCAGGCTACTTTGACTTAGGATATATAGAATGGACGGCTGGCGAAACTGGACAAAAAGTTTTAGGTGAAGATGAAGAGTTAAATTTCGGTAATTTAGATCAAGCCTACTTAGTAATAGTTTGTATTGCTCCGTACGAATTAAGTCAAACTGATATTAGTGGGGTTTCTAGTGTAAGTACGAACAATTTTGTTCAGTCTACTATTTCTGGTATATCATTAGAGTCTGTGGTGCCTTCAGCTAATATAAGCTCTACTAACGAGCAAGAATCATCTACATTTACTAGCTTTAAGTCTATGACGCCTAGCGAAAACGAAAATGATGATTACAAGAACGATGATTATCAAAGGGTGCCAGACGAAAGATACGGTTTAGATCCAGCTCACGCGCAGACTAACGGTTCTTTTTATGTTGATCAAAGATTAGGTAAAATAAACTTTAGCTCTAATATTTCTGGAAAAACTGTAATATTAGATTACATAAGCGATAGTCTTGGCACTGACGGAGAGATGCAAGTTCATAAGTTTGCGGAAGACGCTATGTATAAATGGATTTCTTATGGCGTATTGTCTTCTAAAGCTAACATACCAGAATACGTAGTAAGAAGAGCAAAAAAAGAAAAGTTTGCCGCTACTAGGCAGGCTAAGCTAAGGCTCTCTAATATTAAGCTTGAAGAGATTACCCAAACACTTAGAGGAAAGTCTAAGCAAATAAAACACTAGTAAATGGCTGAAATTAAAAACACGTTTCTAAAAGGTAAAATGAATAAAGACCTTGACGAAAGATTAGTGCCTCAAGGTGAATACAGAGACGCTATGAACGTTGAGGTTTCTACTTCTGAAGGATCTAATGTTGGAACAGTTCAAAACATATTAGGAAATATACAGCTGCAGCAACCCGGACTTATAAATGAAGGCGCTTCATGTATAGGCTCTGTGTCAGACGAAAAAAACAACAGGCTATATTGGTTTGTTACTAGCGAAAACGTAGACGTAATATTAGAGTGGGACGATCTTGAACAAAAATCTTCTTTAGTGTTTGTTGATCCAAACAAAAAAAATTCAAACGCAACGCTTAAATTTCCTAACACGCATATAACTGGGATTAATATTTTAGATGATTTTTTACTTTGGACAGACGGTTTTAACGAACCAAAAAAAATAAATATAAAAGATAGCAAACTAGGTACAAGTCAAACTCAAACACCAACCCTTAAACACACAGAATTGATTGTTGACGGTGTTACAGTAAAGTCAGGCTATGTTAACGAAGATGGTGTAGAAGAAAATCAAATTGTCACTGAACAATATATTACGGTAATAAAGAAAAGGCCTCAACTTCCACCTACTGTAAAAATAAACACTAACAAAGATAAGTCAGAAAAAGGTATATTTGAAAAAGTTCTACCTAGATTTTGTTACCGATACAAATACAAAGATGGCGAGTATTCTGCTTACGGCCCTTTTACTAACGTAGTATTTAGTGCAGAGCATCAAGACACAATAAACTCTACTAACTTCTACTCAATTGAAGAGAATAGAAACGCGTCGATGGCTAACTCTATAGAGTCTGTGGAGTTGTTAGATTTTGTTCCATCAGACATACCAAAAGATGTTATTCAAGTTGATTTATTATACAAAAGTGAAAACTCAAACGTAGTTTATTCTGTAGCAAATATAAAGCGTAAGGATGAAGAGTTTGATTTACCAGGCTCGGCTCAAAATGTAGAAGAAATATATTTTGGAAACTTTTTAAGTGAAACTAATAAAGGTAGGTACTTGATAACTACCGAAAATATATATGCTGCTTTACCAGAAAATCAATTACTTAGATCTTGGGACAATGTGCCTAAATCTGCTAAAGCTCAAGAGGTGTCTGGTAGTAGAGTTATATACGCAAACTACAAGCAAGGGTACGACTTAAAGCAAAGTGTTATATTAAACTCTAGCTATGAAAAAAGAAACACTAGGCAAAATGATTTACAGTTAGGTGGAGTTGAAACAGTAAAGTCATTAAGAGATTACCAGCTAGGAGTGGTATGGGGAGATGAGCAGGGAAGAGAAACGCCTGTTTTTTCCTCAAGTAATAGCTCCGTTAAAATACCTTGGTTAAATGAAAGATATTCAACCCCTAACTATTATCTACCGCTATGTATTACTGGCGCTATAGAAACTCAAGCTCCAGACTGGGCTTCGTACTTTAAGTTTTATATAAAAGAAACTTCAGGTGAATACTACAATTTGCTAATGGACAAGCTGTATATACCTAGTCAAAGCACTGATTTTGATAATAAAGAGGATCATGTTTGGCTATCATTTCCTTCTTCAGAAATAAATAAAATAACAGAGCAAGATTATCTAATACTAAAAAGAGTATCATCATCTACAATAAACCCTGTAGAAGAAAAAAGCAGGTACAAAGTTATTGATATATCTACAGAAGCCCCTGACTCTATAGCCTACAACTACTTTTCTATAGGCGAAGCTTCTAACATAGAGAATAATGATATTTTAGCAAACATAGATGAAGATGCCGCAATATTTCTAAATGCAGATAGAAGAATAGATAAAGAGACGGATGTTATTGAGATAGATAGATCTAATACTCTAGAGATAGGTATACCTTTACTTAGAGCTATAGGTAACGCAAATGGTAACAGCGGAGTTGACAATAGCTCTGATGTTGACGAATTGTACGTGGCTTGGAAGCAAGTCTCTTCAGGCGTAACTACGCACTCTAAAAGATATAAAGTTATTTCTAACGAGTTTGTAGGGACTTCTTATAAAATGAAGCTTTCTGAAAAAATAACAGAAGACGATGCTCTTCTAGCTGCCAACGACGCTAGTTCTTTAAATCAAGATTTAGTTTTTAGTATATTTAGAAAACAGCTAAGAGACGGTGAAAACTTTTCAGGTAAGTTTTTTGTAAAGATAAAGTCCGATGATATTATTAAAAATAAAATATTAAACTTAAATAATAATATATCTTCAAATAAGTTTATATCTTCATCTAGAGAGACATTTTGGTTTTATGATACTAGAGCCGGCGGATCAGGAGAGACAGAATCTATATTAAACGCTCCGGCTTTAGGGTCTCTACCTGATGTTATATCAAACAACGCAACAGAAAATATAGTCAATGGAGTTTCTAATACTTCTACAGAGTGGGATAACATACTGATAAACAAAGATAAGGCCTTTTTTATCGACAATATGTTTATGACCGCGGCTAACGTTTGCTCTAACAGCTACGCTAAAGAGGCTGGTCAAGGTGTAATTGCTAACCCAATACAGTACGGCGAAGTAGAATGGAAATCTAACTTCAACGCTGACGAAGATGAATACCCTTGGTCTTTAAACGCGGAAACTACGTGGTCGCAGTCTGACGCTCCTATTGCAGACTGGGGCTCTACAGTTCAAAACTTTATACCTGGTATAATTACATCAAACGCTGATCACGTAGACGAAGGAAAGTACGTTTGGAAAAAGTCGATATTTGATTCTCAAGAAAATACTAAAACATACGGAGAAGAAGCTGGTGGGTTTTTCATGCACGTATCGTTTTTAGCTCCCGGTAAGAACTTACACGACGGATCTTTTGACGGTGCTGCTAACTTAGATAACGTAGAAGTATTTGGTGAAAACAGTCTAGCTGGCCTTTTAAAAGGAATATGGGGTGGTGGTGCTTTTACAGATGAGTTTGGAGGCAGTTTAGGTCAAGATGCCGAAGGCAATGACGTTAAGCTTGTTGAGCTTGAAGGAAACTATCTAGAAGAAAATCCTCTTGGAGATGCGCCAGGGCCTGGTGTAGGTAAAGGGTACGACTTAGAATATAGAGAGCATCACGAAAGACAGTGGGACCCAACGTTTGCTCCATCAAAACTTGAAGTTGGTATTGACACAGCTTCTCAGGTTGATAAAGATTTAGAAGATTTTGTAAAAAATCTAGCTATTGGCAAAAAGTTTAAATTTCAAAACGACACTACAGAGCAGCTATATACTATATTAGATGTTTCTATAAAACACGTTTATAATCACACTCCTTGGAGATCTAAGCTTGTTTATACTAATACCGGTGAAATTGCTAGAGGCGGTGATAGTGTTGAAGAAGCTGCTGTTGCTTGGGCTAAAGCTAAACTAACAAGTACACTAGCTGGTGAAGATACAGCGTTAGTAAATAAAATAGTAGATTTTGGTAAAGCTAGTAATAGAAGAACCGTATATATATTAAGACTAGATAAAGATCCTGTTGACGCAAGTGAAAGCCCTGTGGCTGGTTCATCGACAGATATAAACTTTAGTTTGTCACAAAAAATGCAGTTTGTAGATTCTGACGCTCAAGTTAATTCTGGTTTAATAAAAGACGTTGAAGCTGTTTTTGAAACAGAGCCAAAAGAAGCTTTAGATCTAAACATATTCTACGAGGCTAGTCAGGCTATACCTACTTACTTAAATTTAGAAAATGCTAATCAATTTGCGCCTATAGGATGTAGAGTTGAATTTGTAGATTTGCCAGACGCTAGAGTTGGAGAAAACAATATATCTGAAACAATACACATTGCTGAGTGGAAACACACTGATAGCGGTGAATTAGCATTTGTTTGCCAGCAAGAAAACGGAGTTGGATCAAACGCTAGAGGTTTTAATAAAAAAAGAGCTGATGGCGTAGAAATAGACTATGTAGATGCTAGAGTTAGATTTTATAGACCTGATGGTAGCTTTACAACATGTAGACTAGGGCCAATGCAAGCTGCCGGACAAGGCGCAAGTGGTCTTAGAAGATTATTTATAGTTAATAGAATTGTAGACGTAACTCAAGAAACAGGTCTAGGCTGGTTTAACTGTTTTACTTTTGGAGATGGTGTAGAGTCTAATAGAATTGAAGATGACTTTAACGCTAGTTTTATTAAAAATGGCGCTAGAGCTTCTACTACTTTAGACGAGCCTTACTCAGAAGAGCACCGCAAGTACGGTTTAATATATTCTGGTTTATACAACGCTAGTTCTGGTTTAAATAACTTAAATCAATTTATACAAGCTGAAAAAATAACAAAAGACTTAAACCCTACGTATGGTAGTATACAGAAGCTTTTTTCAAGAAGAGCTGACTTAATAGCTTTCTGTGAAGATAGAGTGATAAAAATACTAGCTAACAAAGACGCAGTATTTAACGCTGACGGTAATCCTCAGCTTGTAGCTACAACTAACGTTCTTGGACAGGCTACGCCTTTTGTTGGAGACTACGGTATATCTACTAATCCAGAGTCTTTTTCTGCAGAATCATACAGGGCTTATTTTACAGACAAACAAAGAGGCGCTGTGCTTAGATTATCTATGGACGGGCTAACCCCAATATCAGACGCTGGTATGCACGATTTTTTTAGAGACGAGCTTCCAAAAGCAGGTGTAGTACTAGGTACATACGATGAATACAAAAGACAATATAATGTAACGTTTAAAGATTTTGTCTATAACAATATAATTAAAAACTCTTATCTTGCCGAGGGCGAGGAGCTTAATATAACCGACGATGTTACAGAAATAATAAAAAATCCTCTGCTAGATTCTGGTATTAACTATGTCGCTTCAGATATTAACACGATATATCAAGACGCTGTAGATTCAGGTACAGAACTACTATCAAACACAGGTATTGACGCTGGTGTTATTATAACTTATTTTCCAGGAATAGCAGCTGGAGACATCACGGCTTATCAAGCTCAAACAGTTGATCAACCAGCTGTATACGAAGATACCACTACCCCGGACTACGGGCCTATAGTTACTACTATAAACGCGGGTGGTTTGCAGCAATATCAGACTAATCAAGGTGCACTAGTGACAACTCAAGATTTTGTTGCAGGTGTTTTTCCTGTATATGATGGTTTTAGAAACTTGTTTAGAAGAGAACAGTTTTCCGCTAACTTAGATACGGACGGAATCACAAGTTCAAGCGCAACTGCCACCATACACGCGCCTTTTTATGTAAACCTTACAGGTGCAGAACCTTTAGGCACTTCAAGTGGTGCTAACGATGGTCAGTCACGAGGAGTACCTAGTCCAGGAGGATTTGGGCTAAGCAATGGTGATTCGATACAAATTCCCGGCGCGCCTGTTGACGAATTCTTTTCTAATCAAGTTCAAAGTGCTACTGCTGCACAATATCCAGACGCTACAGACTGGACTATATTTAACGGTGAAGAGCTAGTTGTCAAAATAAACTATAGAGTAGAGTTTTATAAAGCCAGCCAAAACCAGTGGGCAAACTCTACGTGTAGTCAAGCTAACGCTGCTCCTAATATGGATATTACGTTAAGGCTTATCGATGGCACTACAGGGAATGCAGACGGCTTTAGATCTGTACCGGGCAGTAATATAGGTATAAACAACTATGAAGGCGCTAGCGATACAGCAACTAGCACTAATAACCCGTGGACTTCTTTTGGCGGATCAGACACAAACTCAGATAACTTTGATACAGCCAACGCTGGGTATGACAACGGTGGTTATTCAGAGTATTCTTGGGCTAACTCAAATAAACGTTATCTTTATTCGCCAGGTGGAGCTCTTAGTAGTTACGATTGCTCTTTTACATGGACAGTTCCTGGCGTTCTTGTTGATGGAGATGTATTAAGCACAGCTGCTTATGTCGACGCAAACTCTACTCAAGAGGGTTATGAAAGTGAAAATGACACACAAACCCTAGCGTCTGGCGCAACACAAAATAACTTATACGGACAAAGGTACACAACCTCTGGAGGTTACAGATGGTATACTGAACATAGATCGATGCTTGTGAAGTTTAGAATATTTAAAGACGACGGCTCATCTTTAGCTAACAACGATATAGCTATACAAAAATTAGAGGCTCATATTGAAGCCACATCGAGCAATACTACAAGTCATAAGGTTTGGGTTGAAGGTTTTTACGTGTTTAAGGTTAACGAATTAGATTCGCCAGGCGTTGAGTCTATATCTGAAGTTCAACAAGCTGCAGCTGCAGAGTACGATGTTATCACGAGCGCTGAGCTATATGGTGACGTTCAAGGAGACTTGCAGGTAGAAGAGTCAGTAAATGGTCAATCATACGGGACTTTAAGTCAAGCTACAGATCTGTTTGGCAATGTAGGTTTTGCTGAGGTGCTTGGAGATATTGTAACTGAAGTAGACGGAACACTTGTTTCAGCAGCAACCTTCTTTCCCGAAGTGCTAGCTTTTCCAGAAACAGATCTTGATCCTTTCGTTGTAGTAGAACATGTTAATCCTAGCGATTGGGCAGGGAGCCATTCTGACGGTAGGGTGAACCTAACGGCTGGTATAGAAGAAGTTTATGGTCCAGATAATTCTAGTCAAGTTCAATTAAAAAATCATACAGACGAGTTAGGAAACAGCTATAGCTATTTTGCTCTTGAAGATAGTAGCGGTAACGCTATAACTGACAATGGCGTTACTTTTTATAGCGCGGCAAACAACGGTACAACAATAACTACATACAGCGGTGGCTCTGTAGACGACGGCTACTACCTAAGCATACCTACTCAAGAAACATTAAGCTTAGATAACTATGTTAGTGTTGTAGGATATGAAGGTGGTGACATTACTTCAAATGCTTCCAGCGCCAAAATAACGCAAGACGTAAACTTAATTGACGGTAATTGGTACGCCGTTGACGTAGAGTTAGAGCCTGGTTATGTAATAAGTGGTGCATCAAACAACATAACTATTAACGGTGGGAGACTGCTGCTGCACGGTGCTATTACGTCTGCGCTAAGTACTGCCGCTTACACTTTTGATCATTTAAACCCTGGAACTAACTACCCAGCCGGTATGTTTGGTCAAATACACAATTCTTCTTGTGTTAGATTTATGCCTATAACAGTTAACTACGGCGGCGAACAAAGAGAAGTTTTTAGAGTTGTATTCCAAGCTAATAATGGTACTTCAAATGGATTGAGCACGCTAGAAATTGGAGGTTGGAGTAATGAAACTGCTATAAATATAAATAGAGTAGACTTAATAGATGTAACTTTAGCCGATAGCAGCGGTAATAACGGTACTTTTTCTTTAAACTGGAACACAAGCACTACAAATAGCTTGGTTACAGCGCTAGACGTTCCTGTATCTTACTATCAAAACGGAGGTTGGGTTTGGGATCTTTACGAAGACGAAAACGCTCAACTAAACACTATTACTCAAGACTTAGAGGGTAACTTAACCGAAGCTACTGTAGATGGCTATACTTTATCTTTTGAAATAACAAACGCTCCAGACTACGACGCGACGGCTACAGGGCAAATAAACGGAGTTGAAGGTGAGCTTCAAATACATGTTGTTACAGAAGCTTGGGAAGATGGTCAGCACAGAGTAATATCTGTTACCGGAATAAATACTTACGGAACTAGCTACTCTATACCTTTTAACCTTGATGGAAGCGCAGTTAGCACTGAATCAATATCTCAACCCGCAGGATCTAATATACAAGTTAATATAAATCCTGTAGCTCCTGAGGCGCTAGAATACGCAGAAAATCAAATAACAATATTACCTGGAGTTGAAGGCTTTTACGGTAGACTAACTCAAATATCTATACAAGATGATTCTGAAATAGTAAGTGGAGGTAATACAGACTCTTGGATATTCACTAGTTATGATAGTGTTTCTTTAGAGTCTAATCCAATACAAGCTTCTTCTGAGTATAAATTTGAAAACGAACAAATTGTTTTTACCGGTGCTCCAGAAAATATACAGGTTAGTCAATCTATAAGTCAAGATATTAACGAAGGTGAAACTTACAGAATATCTGTTGATGTAGATTATGTTGAAGGCCAGTTTGATATTTACTACTTTAGCAAGCCAGGCGTTGGCTTTGTTATTAATAGCGGTACAAACCCAGCTTCAGGCGTTGTTACAAAGACGGTGGAGCAATCAGACTATTACCAAAGCGGCATGATAACTGGAGCTTTAGTGTTTGTAACTACTGATAGCTTAAATACTTTTAGTTTAGACAACATAACAATGACTAGGGTAGCAGCAAACGAGGTTAATAAAAAAACAATATCATACAGCGAAGATGTTAACGGTTGGGTAAGTTTTAAATCTTATTATCCTGAAAGCGGCGTTAATGTGTCTAAAAAATATTTTACTTTTAACGAAGGTAAGATACATCAACATTACCATCAAGATGCTATTGCCAACACTTTTTATAATCAACCTTCTGTAGAATCACAAATTACTACTGTTCTAAATGCAGAGCCTGGTGTTGTAAAAACGTTTAAAACTCTTGTGTACGAGGGTAGTCAAGCTAAAATTAACAAGCACGACTCCATGGGCCATGATGTTGAGCTGTACAATTTAATTGCTAAAGACGGGTGGAGAGTAGAGTCTATAAAAACTAATCTAGATCAAGGATCAGTTAAAGAGTTTGTAGAAAAAGAAAACAAATGGTTTAATTACATTAAAGGTATTGAATACAGTTCAGATACTGTGGCAGAAAATTTAGCTAATCTTAATTTCCAAGGCGTAGGTATCTTATTACAAAACCCAGTTTTAATGCTTGAAGAAGAAGAAGATCTATCATAATATGAAGTTAATAAATAACATATCTATAAACCTAGTAGAACTTCCTGAAGCGGGTGGTTTAAAAAGATTTAAAATATTAGGAGACGACGGGGCTAAATTTATTATTATTGTTAGTAATTCTTCTGGGGATTATTATAACTTTAACACCCAAACGTTTTCAGCTGGACACAGTCCTCAAAAGATGTTAAAAGGAACTATATCTGGATCTTTTTTTGAAGGCGTAATAGTTTTTCCAGGTGTAGCTGGGGCTAATTACGATATTTTGCTGCAAGCAGATCCTACTGATAATACAGAAATGCGTAGAGGTAAGCCTATAAATAAAAGACTAAAGCAACTGGGTAATACTACTTTAACGCTGGCTGTAGCCACTACAAATTATAGCACTTTTTACAACACGTTTCCTAGCAATATAGCAATAACAAATAGCCCTACAGCGCCTCCATCTACAAATTCTATTAATTGGACAATAACTAATGTCACTTCAAACGTAAGTGATGGTTTCGGCAGCGGGCTTATGTTTAACGCTAAAACAGTGATACCTATAATTCAAGATTCAGCTTGGTATTTCAATACGACTGACACTGTTAACGGGGCAATATCAGGAAGTAATGAATTAGTTGTAGACTCAGTAGATAATCTTTTTGCAGGTATGTCAATAGTATCGGGAGTTACTGGATTTAGCGGCGCGATTAAGCCAGTGATAGCAAAAATAGATCCGACTACAAAAACTTTATTTTTAAATAAAACATGTAATGCTAGTGATGGTGCTACACTAACTTTTAACGGGTATGGGCTAGCTAATATAAATGCTGCTTTAGGTTGTAGTATATCTGTAAGTTTAAAAATAACTAATATAGCCGAAGTAACAACAACTGTTAGAGGTGTTGTAAGCGGAACTACAGTAAACGTTAACGGCACATACGGTATAAGTGGTCTTGACAACTATGACCCAGGCACTGGAGATACACACCCAGCTGCGTTCAGTGGTGTTAATGCTCAGCCTGCTGTTGTAACAAGTGTAACAGCTAACGCTACGCAAGGATCTTTTGTATCTAGCGTTAATCAAAGTTTTAAAGGCGGAGAAAAATTAACTTTTTCGCATATTAATAAAGACTTCGCGTACACAACTCAATTTACTGTAGAAGGAACTTTAAACATAAGTTCACACCCAAGTTCAAATCAAACTATATTTTTTGATTTAGATAAATTTGTAACAACAGGACAAGACGATTAATTATGGCAACGTATCACAAATTAATATTCAACTCAGGTATTGATAATCCATCTCTACAATCATACGATGTAGCTTATAAAGTATCTGCTCAAACAACTCCATTTTCAGAGGTGAACGGTATAATGTACGCTGGCGCAAACGAATTACCAGTTAAGCTTGGAACAATAACAAAGTTAGGTAGTAATTTTATAATAATAAAAGATATGGTAGCTGAACCTCAGGCAAACGACTTAATAATGTTTGCTAAAAACAATTCTGTCAACAAGTCTGGAATTAAAGGATATTACGCGGAAGTTAAGTTAAAAAACAATTCTACAGAATTAGTAGAGCTATTTTCAATAGCGTCTGAAGTTTCTCCAAGCAGTAAATAGCGCACTTAAAATGTAACTATAAAAAGATAAAATGTAATGATATGGCAATTGTAGGTAAAACATCACCTTATAAAAAAAATAAAAAAGAAAGTCCTTTTAAAGCTCCTTGGCTGCCTATAATCGCTGGGTTAAGCTACTTGTCTTCAAGAAAAGATGCTAAGCGAGCTCGTAACATGCGAAGAGAGGATCAAGAAAGGTACGAAGAGCAGAAAGAGGCTTTTGAAGCTTATCCGTTTACAAATCCTTACGAAGGCTTAGAAAACCCATACTCAGGATTAACTAACCAATTTACAGGCTTAGACAATCAGTTTAGTGGATTACAAAATAATTACCTAGGTTTATCTAGCCAATACTCTGGCATGGAAAATCAATTTGAAGGATTACAAAATCAATTTACAGGTTTACAAAATAGATTTGAAGGCGCTGAAAATGTATTTGAAGATTTAACTGTAGACAGACAAGCCGCTGATTACATGCGTGAGCAATCTCAACAACAACAAGCTAATCTACTAGGTCAACTTAGTGGCGTGGCCGGTGGTAGTGGTATAGCAGGTTTAGCTCAAACAATATCAAACGTAGGTACGCAGCAAGCTAGAGAAGCTTCTATAAATATAGCGCAGCAAGAACGTCAAAACCAAATGGCGTCTCGTCAAGAACAAGCTAGGCTACAACAAATGAGTAGAGGCGAAGCTTCAAGACTAGATCAATTAAGAGCTCAAGAAGATGCTAGACTACAGTCTATGACTGCTCAAGAGCAAAGTAGAATAAATCAACTACAAGCACAAGATCGATCTAGACTACAGCAACTGCAAGCTGGTGAAATGTCAAGGCTACAAACGCTAGAGGCTCAAGAAGCTTCTAAGCTATCTCAGTTAACAGCGCAAGAACAAGCTAGGCTAGATCAGTTAATAGCTACTGGTGATTTTCAGGTAGAGATGCTTGACCGTAAAGGCCAGCAATATGTTGAACAAATGGGCTTTAATAGACTTCAAGCCATGTATGGTTTATCGGCTTCTAATCTATCAGCTTCTACTCAGTTTGCTAATCAAGCTAGTGCTAACGCTAACGCCGCGTTTGGTAACTTTTTGACATCGGCTGTTAGCTCTGGTGTTTTTGGCGGTGCATCACCTGACACTTACGCGTCTGGAGCGCCAACATATTTAGATCCAATACAAGCTACTAGCGTGCCAACAAACACATCTATACCTCAGACGCTGCAACCAGTAACTTTAAACTTACCTTCATAACATGGCAAAGAAGAAAACAACAAATCCAACAAACTTAATGAGCTATGACTTCTTACCAAGCATGGGCGCTAACGCTGGTGGTGGCCTGTATAGTCAACTAGCTCAGTTAGGTAGAGCACAAAGATCGCAGCCAGTCATGAATCAAATGGCTACGCAGGCGCTTTTTAGCCCTATAACAACTTACATTAATAAGGCTGAAGAACAGGCTGTAGCAGGTATGGTTGAGTATAATATGGCTAATCCTGATGTAGACGACTCACAACTTTTTGATGGTACAGAAGAAGCTATAGGCGCAGAGCTGCAAAATAACAGCGCTAGATTTAGAGAGCTTAATAGAAAGCTTGCTTACATGAGTCCTAACAATAAAGACTATGCTGACACTGTAACAGAAATAAATAAAATAAACAAAGCTAACGTAGAACTAAGAGATCAAAACAAAAAGCTTTTAGATATTAGAAACTTAATAAAATCGTCTGATGTTAGCGAGCTAGCTGGATATAATGGTGCTGCTGGAATAGCTATGTACACCGATATTCAGCAAGGCAATAAAGATAACTTTTCCGTAAAAAATGGAAAGATTACTTGGAACAACCCTAACGAAGGCCCAGTTAAATCTATAGACATTGATACTATATCAAGTGAAGGACCTGCATTTAAAAATAAAGCAGGATACAATTATCACACTCAAAACAAGTTAAAAACTTTTGAGTTAAACAAAAAAGGCGCTATGACACCCGACGCGTTAAACGGCTTGGCTTACACGATGCGAGAAGAGCTTGGTGAAGCTGGTGTTAAATCTTTAATTTGGGACAATCAAAACGGAACAAACGCGTTAAGTAAAAACGGTAGATTTTATAACACAGAGCCTTTCATTCAGCAATATATAGCTAGCGCTGGTAAATCAATTTCTGATCCATTTATTATAGAAGAATTAAAGACAAAAAACACAAATTACGTTTTACCTGGCGCTGACAAAAGCATAGGTGACGCTTTTATGGATTTTTATAAAGGTAAGCTTTCAAGCGAGGAAACATTTGGTGCAGGTTACGCGCCTCCAAAAACACCCCCAAGCAAAGAAACATTATACGGTAGGCCTTTAAGTGAAACACTGTTTACTGTTAGGACAAGTGAAGGAACTGACACAATAAAACCACTAGACGTTAAGAACGCTGTTGATTTATTTAAAGATATAGAGGCTAAAGGCAAAGGTGATTTTACAGCTTACAACGGTATATCTTATAGCTTAAAAAATGGGCAATGGTCAGACAACACGGGCAATCTAAAAAGAGAAGAAATATTCAACGCTTTGAACTGGCCTCAGCTAGGTATAATAAAGCTTGAAGGTTTAGATGTTAATCCTTTAAAGTCTACGTCTAGTACAGGAGAAGATAATAACTCTGAGCTTATACAGTTAGAGCCTTACAAGTTGTTTGGATTTATTTCAACAGGTAGACAAGTAGTTAAAGAAGATTAAATAATTTAATATGCCTCAATATTTTTACAATGGTCAAGAAGTTGGCGTAGAAGAGCTTATGCAAAGCGCTGAAGGTGTCGGTTTAAGTCTTGAAGATTTTATTAGTAAAGTTGCTTTACTTGATGAAGGCTTTGAAGTTAAGCCAGACGAGCCAATCAAGCAGTTATCAGCTGTAAATGTTGAACAGCCTGAACAGCCTCAGTTCGATGCTTCTATTATGGAAACATTTGTTAGAGACTCAATAAAAGAAATAAAATCAGATCCTGAAAAAGAAAAGCTATACGATAAGACTAGAGAATTAGCTGATTTGTCTAGAAGAAAAGTAGAGATAAACCGTAATTACAGATTAGAAGAAGATAATTATCCTACTGTAGTAGATTACGATGAAAATGGACTTCCAAAACAACAAGACGTATTTTTGCCTAATGGCAACGTTGTTTCTCAGCCTGTCACTAAAAAGGCTAATGCAGATCAAGTTGAAGATATGGCTAATTTTATCAAAATAGCTTTTGACAAAAAGTTTAACACTTTACTGTCTAGTGAAGTTAGCTCACTAAAAGATATACAAGAAGGCCAAGAAGACGCTTTTACTGATAAGTTAGATCAGTACAAAGATGAAGTTTTTGCTGAGTTTAAAAAGCAATACCCCAGCATGAATAAAGACTTTTTTGTACAGCTAGCGGGTAATACTTATAGCAACGGCGCTATAGCACAATCGTTAAACGAAAATATATCTAAAGAAGAAAAAGAACAGTCTAAACAATCTTTTTTAAACGCTAAAGACTTAGACTTAAACTACATGAACTCTCGTTTAGGCGAAGAGTACGCTAGAAATTATAAGTCAGATCCAAGGTTTGCTCAAAAAATAAATATAAACAACAAAATAAAAGCTAATTACGATCAGTTAGAAAAGCTAGACCCTAATAATCCTGAAGATATTGACACAATAAATCAATTAGAGACTAGCAATAAAACTTTAATGAACGACATAAAGAAGCTAAAAGACATAAAGCCTTCTTGGTCAAATGTGTATACTAGAGAGTATGACGAAATACTAGACAAATACGGACCTATAGCCGCTTTTGTAACTGGCCCAAAGCAAATGTTAGACTCGTACTACAAGATGAGCGACGTAAATGCCGCTAGTGATGAGCTAGCCACTTCTTACATGTCGTTTGAAAATTCTAAATACGAGTACGAACGATCTACAGAAGCTAAAATAAATTACAATAAGGCTTTTGAAACAGAGTTTAGCGCTTTTCAAGAAGGAAACCCTACGTTAACAAAAAGAAAAGCTTACGAACAGTTTTTAAAATCAAAGCTTTACGAAGAGCAACAAGTTGAAAAATTTGGATTAGAAACAATGATTACTATAGATCCTTCAGCTCCTAGTGGAAAAAGATCTGGTAGAGGTTTTAGAATGATGGCAGATCTTAGAAACACTTTAGTTAAAAAAGGTGCAATAGAAAGAGGTCAAGAAGGTAAAATACAAGTATCTTTAAAAGATGTTTTTAACGCTGGCTATGACGGTAGAGATTTTGATAGCTGGTTTGACATGGAAGGCGCTGTGTCTAAAGAAGACGTTGAAAAGCTTCTTAGCTATGAAAGTGCTAGATACAGATCTAAAGCAGCAGTATCTACTACTTACGATCTTTTATACTTAAACAATGATCCAGGCTCTTTAGACAGAAGTCCCGGGGCTTTTAGATTGTTTGCAGAAACAGCTTCTAAGGCAACTTTAACGCACTTCTCTGATACAAGCCCAGAAGAAGCTGAAAAGATTGTAGCAGGCGGCTCAGAGCGCACCAGATCAACTATATTAGATAAGTTCGAGCAGCATGCTGGAGAGTATAATAATTTTTATTCAGAGCAAATTGGTAAAGGCGAATTAGAAAAACTAGAATTTTCTAAGGAGCAGATGGAAGCTTTAGAAAAAAGCTTTGGCGAAGAAATTGGTGAAGGTGTTGGTCATTTCGTACCGATGCTAATAGAGCTTGGTGTATTAACAGCTGCTACAGGTGGTGTTTTAAATGTAACAGGTGGCGCTAGATTTTTACAAGCTTTAAAAAATGGAACAGCTGTAAAAAACATTAGCACTGGCTATCAAAAAGCAATGTATCACGGCATGATGGCTATGATTGAAGAAGGTAAAATGGCTGTTGCTGGATTTAATCCAGGTACTGGTGCTGCTTTTTATGGTATTGGCGCTGCAGCAGGTGGTATTAAATTAAAAGGTAGATTCGCAGCTCTTGATCCATTTTTTCAAAAAGTAGTTAAAGCTGGGCCTGTTGGAGCTGTAGCTTCTCAGACATCTGTAGTTGTAGAGAACGCAGTTCAAGATTTAATGGACAATAAAGACTTTGCTACTGAGATTAACGCTCATTTTGAAGACTTTACTTTTAAAGACATTGTTGTAGAGTCTATAGTATTTAGCATTGTTGGCGCTCAACATCTTAAAAAAAGAGATGTTATGAGTACTAATAAAAAAATTGATGCTTTAGCTGAGGTTAGATTAAATATAGACAAAGAATTAAAAAAAGAAAATCCTAACAACGATAGGTTAAACTCTTTTAGAAAAGCTGAGCAAGCTTTAGACCAAATGGTTTTAGCTGAAACAGGAGCTGTTAAGCTTGACGTTAAAAGTAAAAATTTTGAAAAAGATTATTCTAATATATATATTAAGCCTATAGAAGCTGCTTTAAGAAGATTAGATCCTAACTACAAAGGTATTGAAACTAGATTTGTAGAAGGCAAAGAAACTCTTTCTGAGGCAACTAATGATGCTGAGTTTCTCTATAAAGGCGGTAAAGAGGGTAAGGATTTAATTATCATAGATAAAAACGCTTGGGAGCCAGGAAAATCAACTCACGAAAATACTCACGCTTTAATGGAAAACTATTTCAATAGAAATCCAGAGCTTGCGGTAAGATTTTCTACTAACATGGCTAAAGTATTTAAAGCTGCCAATTTTAAAACTCAAGACGGAACACCTTTAGATATAGCTATTAAAAAGGCGTACGAACTAGATCTTAGAAAGTCTAAAGACAAAGTAAAAGCAGCTAAAGAATATTTAGCTTACATGACAGAGATTTTAACCAATCCAGAAGTATACTACAGAGAGGTAGCGCCTACTATGTTTAAGCAAATGCGTCAAGAGTTTATATCTATAGCAGAGGAAAACTTTGGGTACAGACCTAAAATAAAAAATGCTAAACAGTTTATTGAACTAATAGGTAGATTCTCGCAAGATTCTAGAAGGAATTTAGGTATAGAAATGAAAGCTACTAGACTTGCAGATCTTCAAGAGTTTGATTTTTTAGGCATAGAATTCATGGATGCTCAAGGTAAAGTTGTAGTTAATAATTTAGCTAGTAAAAACTTAAATCAAAAAGTCAATAAATCTTTAGCTGAAAAAACTAAACTAATAGAGTCTAATAAAAAGCTTTTTGCTGAAGGTAAACGTGAATCGAAAGAGTTTATTAATAATACTAATAAAATAAAAGAAATAAATAGTAGTATTGATAAAGCGAGAAAAAATATTGAAATATCAAACAGAAACGAAGAGTTATTTAAGGAATATGAACCAGTTGAAAAGCTTTTTAAAGAAACTCAAGACGAAAGTGCTAGTATCAAAAGATCAAGATTATTTGAGCAGATAAGAGAAAATAATAGAGGTATACTAGATAATTACATTAACAAAACTTTTCAAACTGTTCAAGGCTCTAAGGTTACTAAAGATCAGTTTACTAAGTATGTTTATAACACTGAGTTTAACAAGCTTTTAAACTCTTACATGAATAGAGGATCTGAACTTAAAAACGTTCCATTTGGCGCTTATTTACAGTTGCCTAATACGCTTAATTTAAGAACTGGTAATATACTTAAAGCTTTACAGCAAGGTGAGGCTGTTGGTAGAGAGACTTCGTTAGACGCTATGCTTGAAAAAGGTTATGATCCAGCTATGTCTAGCGAAGCCGCAGGGATTAGCGCTTCAACATCTAGAGCTTATGAAGCTAACGGTAAAAGATTAGTAGAAGAGTTTAGCGTTCCACAGACTGTTGTTGAAAAAATAATGACAGAAGCTGGTAAAGTTGAAGTTGAAGGATTTACTTATAAAAATTTAAAAGACTTAGCGCCTGAGTTTGCTAATCAAATGGTAGGCGTAGAGCCTAAAACCGGCAATATAAGTAGAGGTAGTGTTGAAAATGCTCAAAAATGGTTTAGCGATCTTAAAAATGCTCAGCTGTTTATTGACCTTTTACCTAACGGAGCTATAACAGAAGGTAAGGCTGGTACTAAAGATATTTTTGGAACAGCTACCGGCGTTGAAAACTCCTTGTTAAAAGAGTTTTATACTAAAGGCGAAAGAGCAGAGACTGGGCCTGGCCTTCCTGTTCAAAGCAAAAACTCAAATATAGAAGTTTCTAAAGTTCAAGAGTTTTTTGGTATTAAGGAAGATGGAACTTTTGAATATAACAGAAATTTAAGTGCTAAGGTTAAAGCTGCCGTTAACCAAATAGGTAAAGCTATAACTAATCAAGTTGTTAGAGAAAACATTAAAACAGATCCTAGATTTGACTTTATAAATAAAGTTGAAGAAATAGTAAATAGACTTGAAGCTGGTAAGTCAGATGCTTTAGCAGCTAAAGATATATTAGGTTATTACAAAGAAAATAATATAAAAGGTGAGCCTCTAGCTGATTTAATATCTCTTATGATAAACCCTGAATCTCTTAAAAAGAATAATCCTAAAAAGTTCAAAGCTTTAAAAGATATTTTTGAAGAAGCAAGTATTAAAGAAGCTCAACTTGGTAGAGAAGCAGAAATTCAATTTACTAAAGAAACTAAAAAATTACCATACGAGTGGGCGCGAAACGGATCTTATCAAGTGTCTCAAGCTAAGTTTAAGAAAAACGATGTACTCATAGAAAAGTTTCAGAATAACAACTTTAACTTAGCGAGCATAATACCTTTAGACGCGGCTATGATTCTTGGTAACGGTAAAGTAATGGTAGATCTGTTTACTGGTCATTATGGCGCCGTTAGAGGTATAACTCAAATGGACAAGGTTAATAGCCCGTTTAAAACAAGGCTTAGAGCAGAGTTAACTAATGGTAAAGAATCACCATTGTCTAAAGAGCTGCAAGAAAGGTGGAAAAATTTTCCGTGGGAAAAATTAGTAACTTCTTATGCTTCTGAGTTTTATACAGGATTAAAAGACGCTTACAAGTTAAAAACGCTTAAAGAGCAAAGAGAAGCTATATTTAAGTTTGCTAATTCTGATAAAGGTAAATTACAAGTAGAGCTTTATGATTTATGGAACTCCACGCTGCAAGAGTGGGCTATGCTAGAAACGCCAGGTAAAGAAAGATATAATGAAAAAATGAATCATATTGCTAGGCTTAAAAAACATAACTCAGTCATTGGAACAACTGGTGAGAGAATATTAGCTCCAGCTGGTTATTATTATATTCCAGGCGTATCTATATTAGACAAAGGAGCTGTTACAAAAGATGTTAAAAAAATAGTTAAGTTTGAACACTTAAAATCTAGTAGTGAAATGTCTTATGAGTCTTTAGCCCTTATAGCTGAAGGCATGTGGACAACTAAAGGTACGCAAGCATTATCTAAATATCGTGGTATATGGGGACTACTCAAAGACTTTGATATGGTGGATAAAGCTACGGGAAAAACAAACTCAGCTGATATACATCGTATGGCTAAAAGCTTAGAGCTAGCAAAGAACATATACAGTGTTAAGAGTGGGCTAAAAGAAACTTTATATAGTGAAATAGTAAAAGACGTAGGTGTTAAAGAAGTCAACAAGATATTAAATGCTGACAAAACTATAACTAAGCAGTCTATCAAAAAGCTTAAAGATGCTGGCTTGTATTATGAAGGCACTACTAACGTTATGGCTTCTAAAAACTTAAAGCTACACGACAAAGCTTTAGAAAATGCTAGAAAAAAGAATAAAGAGAAAAAAGGTATGTCTACCTTCGACTTTGACGAAACATTAATAGACAAAGGTAAAAACTTTATAATAGCGAGAGAGCCTAACACCGGCAAGCAGGTGAAGATAAGTTCTGGTAAGTGGCCAATTGAAGGCCCTAAGTATGCTGAGCAAGGTTATACTTTTGATTTTAAAGATTTCGTAAACGTTAGAGGCGGTGTTGAAGGGCCGTTGTTTAAAAAGTTTAAAGAACGATTAGCTAAGTTTGGTCCAGAAAACATGTTTATACTTACAGCTAGACCGCCTGAAGCTGCAACAGCTATATACGGTTGGCTAAAATCTAAAGGTGTAGAAATACCATTTAAAAACATAACAGGGCTAGGCAATAGCACTGGAGAAGCAAAAGCTATGTGGATGGTGGAGAAGTTTGCTGAAGGATACAACGATATGTACTTCGTGGACGATGCTTTACCTAATGTTAAAGCTGTTAAAAAAGCGCTAGGTCAACTAGACATTAAGTCTGACGTTCAACAAGCTTTAGCTAGTAAAAATTTAAACTTAGAGTCAAATAAAATACTAGAGTCTACGTTTGGAATTCCAGCGTTGAAAAAGTTTACTAAAGCTGAAGGTAGACAAAGAGGTAAAGACAAAAAGAGAAGAAGATTTTTTATGCCTGACACAGCTTCTGATTTAGAGTTACTACTAGAACCATTGTACGGTAAAAGCAAAAAAGGTATTGAAAACAAAAAGTGGTTTGATGAAAACTTTACTAGAAAATACGAAAGAGGTATAAACGATTTTAATAACGCAAGACAAACTATTACTAATGGTTATTTAGCATTAAGAAAAGCTAACAAAGATATTGTAAAAAACCTACCTAAAAGCGTAGAAGAAACAAACTTCACTTTAGATCAAGCTTTACGAGTTTATATTTGGAATAAAAACGGGTATAATATACCTGATTTAGCAAAAACAACACAAAAAAAGTTAGTTAGTCATGTTATAAAAGATCCTAAGCTTCAAGCTTATGCTGAAAAGCTAGCTAAGATAACTAAAGTTGAAGGTGGTTTAAAAGAGCCTAGCGCTGAGTGGTGGGGTGAAACTATAGCTACTGAAATTAGCGATTTAGGAAAAGGTATTGGCAGAGAGAAGTATTTAGCAGACTTTATACAAGCTAGAAAAGAAATATTCTCAGAAGAAAACTTAAACAAAATGGAAGCTGAGCTAGGCGGTAACTGGAGAGAGACTATAGAAGACATGTTTAGCCGTATGGAAACTGGTAGAACTAGAAGTGAAAATTTAGGTAAAGGTAGCGCTGCTATAATAAACTACTTAAATGGATCTGTTGGTACTATTATGAACTTTAACACTAGGTCAGGTGCGCTACAATTAATATCTAGCGTTAACTTTATAAATCATTCGTTTAACAATCCTTTAAAAGCTACTCAAGCGTTTTTAAATCAACCACAATACTGGAAAGATTTCATGTATATCATGAACTCTAATATGTTAAAACAAAGACGAGCTGGTCTACAAATAAATGTTACAGAGGCTGAGCTAGCTTCAGCTGTTGAAGGGAAACAAAATAAAGCTAAAGCAGCATTAGCACATATATTAAAAGCTGGCTATTTACCTACAAAAATAGCAGATAGTTTTGCTATTGCTTCTGGAGGTGCTACTTATTATAGGAATCTTATAAAAAAATACACGAAAGAAGGTATGAGTAAGTCTCAAGCTGAAAAGCAGGCTTTTATAGATTTCCAAGTTGTAGCTGAAAGAACTCAACAGTCAAGTAGAGCAGATTTATTGTCTAAACAACAAACTTCACTTGAAGGTAGATTAATATTAGCCTTTTCTAATACGCCTATGCAGATGAACAGAATTATGATGAAAGAAATATTAGATCTGTCTAAAGGTAGATATGAAGGGTCTTTTGGAGATAATTCATTTACTCATAAAATGAGTAGAATAGCTTACTTTGGTGCCGCGCAGTCAATGATATTTGCAGCTCTTCAATCAGGTCTTTTAGCTTTGATAACAAACGAAGATGAAGAAGATACAAACGATACTTTGATTGAAGAAAAGAAAACAATGGCGATTAATACCGTGGCAGATTCGTTTTTAAGAGGCATGGGTATTGCTGGCGCTGTGGCTTCAGGCTTAAAAAACGCTGCGTTTGAGTTTGCTAAGCAAAACAAAAAAGACTTTGGGGCTGACTACAGTGAGGTTGCTGAAGACCTACTCAACATATCTCCAACTATCGGCTCTAAATTTAGTAAGCTTGATGCGGCTGGTAACACTTACAGCTACAACAAAAAGCTTGTAGAAGCAGAAGGCTTGACGCTAAATGGTCCTTTAATGCAAGCTACAACTCAAGCTACTGAAGCTTTATTTAATGTACCTACTAATAGAGCTTATAAGAAGTTAAACAACATAAACAACGCGCTTACGGGCGGCTACGAAGACTGGCAAAAGCTAATGGTGCTTTTAGGCTGGAGTAATTGGGATGTTGGCGCTGGTACGCCTAGAGTAGTAAATAAAGGTAAAGAAAACGAGTATATTAGATATGAAACCGCAGAAGATATAAGAAGAAGAGAAGCTAAATCAATGCTAAGAAGCTCTAAGAAAAAGCCAAAAACTACGGTAAGGTTTCGAGATTAACTAAGTAAAAAAACAAGTAATATATAGATTATGGCTTATACTCAAAAAAACAACCCACTTGCAGTTACTTCTTGCGGCAGACGCAGAGCAGGGGGTATAGGCTCTGGCTTTAAAATGTCAGAAGAAGATTCGCCAATGCAAAAGCGATTAAGAAAAACAACTAAGGGTAAGGGTAGAAACTTTAGAACAGCGAAAGAAGGTGCTGGCATGACTTCTAAGGGAGTTAAAGAGTATAGACGTAAAAACCCAGGTAGTAAGCTAAAAACAGCTGTTACAGGTAAAGTTAAACCTGGCAGCAAGGCAGCTAAACGTAGAAAATCTTTTTGTGCAAGATCAAAAGGCTGGACGGGCGAAAGAGGTAAAGCTGCTAGACGTAGATGGAAATGTTAAAAATATAGATATGGGATACGTAAATGCAGCACAAAGAAAAGCCGTGTGGGCTAGTAAAAAAGATGGTGGTAAAGGAAATCCAAATAAGAAAAGCCCTAACAAAGCGTTAGGTGTAAAAACAATTGGAGAAAAAAGCCCTATGCTAGGTAAAATTAGCGCTAGTTGTAAAGCTAGAGCTAAAAAGAAATTTAAAGTTTGGCCTAGCGCTTACGCTTCAGGTTGGGGTGTAAGATGTACTAGAGGAGATTTTAAAAAGAAAAAGTAATGTTTAAAGACTTTGACATATCTTCGTTCAAAAAGATGAAACCGCCAGGCGACAACACTTTTGATACGATGCAAGAGATCAAAGAACTTGAAAGCATACCGCTAAACAAAAAGTTTGTAAAAGACAACGACGACATTGAGGCTGCCTTTAAAAAAACAGCTAAAGACAGCGGTGTTAAAGATTATGATTCTAAGGTTGCAGCAAAACTCATAACTGACTCTGCACCTATTATAATAGAGTTAAAAAAACATTTCAACAGACCAAGACCTAAAACTATAGCTAAGAAAATGAATATCAACATAAAAGATATTGAAATGGACTCAATGAAAACACCATCATATCCATCAGGACACTCAGTGCAAGGTATATTAATAGCTAAAGCTCTTAGTGATAAATACCCTAAAGCTAAATCGGCGTTTAATAAAACCGGCGAAAATATATCTTATAGTAGACGAGTTGCCCACGCTCACTATAAGTCAGATAGTAAAATGGGCGAGAAATTAGGTAACTCAATGTACAAACACATTAAAAACAAAATTTAAAATGAAAAAAGCACCTGCAAAAATGAAAAAAGGTCCAATGAAGATCACTGATGCTCAAAAGACTCTACCGCCGAAATTACAAAAAGCTATTGTGGCAAAGGAAAAGAAAGAAGGTAAAGGTAGCATGGCTAAAATGAAAAAAGCAGCTATGAAAATGAAAGAAGAAGAAAAGTCTGTTATGGCTATGAAGAAAACAGCTATGAAGATGAAAAAAGAGTCTATGGCTATGATGAAGAAAGCTGCAATGAAAATGAAAAAAGTTTCAGCTATGAAGATGAAAATGAAGAAGAAAAAGTAAATGTACGACATTAAGTCTAAGTTTAAGAGTAGTCCACTGCCTTGTTGGAGCGGTTACGAAAGAGTGCCTGGAACTGCCAAGGGTAGCAAAGGTAGCTGTCGTAAGTCTTCGCCTGCAACTAAAAAGCAGAAAGGCGGTGGCACTCGAAAAACTTGTTTACCTGCAGCTAAAATAGCTAGCATGAGCAAGAAGGAAAGACAAAGACTTGTTAGCGCTAAACAAAAATCTGGTAAAGCTGGTAAGTACAAAAGGTCTTCAAAAACTAATGTAAAAGGAGCTCGTAAAAAAGGAGCTACACTGAGAGATTGGTTTAAAAAGGAAGACTGGAGGCAGGTTAACAACCCCAGCAAAAAATGTGGTGAGAAATAATGGCTAAAGAATTAAACGAAAATACTAGTTTTAAAATTAGTATACAGACTCTAATAGGTATAGGATTTGGTATGGCAACTATTATAAGCATGTGGTTTGTTTTACAAGCTGACATTGCTGAAGCTAAAGAGCTTCCAAAACCTGATATAACACGCATGGAGTTTCAAATGAAAGACGAAAACATTAGAAACACTATTATAGAAACTAGAGATGACGTCAAGAAGTTAGAAGAGCGTATGATACGCATGGAAGATAAAATTGACGCGCTAAAATAATGAAAACGCTACTAACTACAATACTGCTTTTAATTTGTGCTACGGCATATTGTCAAATTGAAGCGGTTCACTTTAACGCCGGCTGGAACGACGCTAACGACGTTGAGTGGTTTTCTAAAATAAAAGACTGCGATACTAAAAGCTTGTTGATAGAAGACGATAACAATCAAAGCAAGCATGAGATCGCAATAGTACCAACAATAGTAATATTTGATGATGGAGAAGAAGTTAAAAGATTTCAAGCAGACCTTAGTTTTAAAATGGTCGCAACTAAAGAAGAAGTTAAAGAATATATTGAAGAACTTATAATTAGTAAATTCTAATGAAAAATATAGCGCGATTATATATATTTTTATTTTTTGCGATGCTTGTTTCATGCCTTGCAAACGCTCAGTGTCCCAACGGTACATATCTAGATATTATAATAAATCCAGATCAATATCCAGAAGAAACTTCTTGGGCTATACTAGATGATAACTTAGATACTATAGTTACTGGTGGACCTTACGATGATATAGTTGATTATTCACCTCAAGTGACTCAGCTTTGTATACCTAACGGTGATTACGAATTTGTAATAAGTGATGGATATGGTGATGGTATGCAAGGTAGTCTGTGGGGAGGACAAGATGGCTCGTATTATTTAGTAAGATGTAATGACACAATAGTTGAAATAGATTCAGCTAGCTTTGGTTTTTCTGCTTACCATGGATTTACAGTAGATGATTGCGCGCCGCCACCGCCAATATACGGCTGCATGGACGACACTTATGTAGAGTTCTTGCCACAAGCCACGCTAGACACGGGTATGTGTTACACTCCAAAGTTATACGGGTGTACAGACGCAGAAGCCTTTAACTACGATAGCATAGCTAACACAGATATACTAACAGATAGTTGTACTCACACGCTAGAATTAACAGATTTAGCTGGTAATGGTTGGGCTGGAGCATACTTACAAGTATTTCAAGGTAATAACTTTTTAGGTATATTTACTTTAGATAACGGTTTTGATACTGCATTTACTTTTGAGTTAAGCATAATAGAGCCTATTAGTGTTAAGTTTAACATAACACAGCAATCACAGTTTACATCAGTACAATGTGGTTATAGCTTGTATTCTGATGAGCATGTAGCTATTGATGCGCCAGGAGGTTTTGCTAGTCCTTTAATTCCTTTTGTAATAGTTAATGGTATGCCTTACTGTGGCGATAACTGTATAGAAAAAACTTACGGCTGTATAGATGAAACAGCTTTAAATTACAATGATAGTGTTAACACAGACGACGGAAGTTGCTACTACATTGCCGGTTGTACGAATCCAAATTACATCGAGTACAATGCAGACGCTGACTTTGAAGACGGCTCTTGTTTAACACCAATCGTTTTAGGTTGTATGGATTCTACAGCCTTTAACTATAATCCTGAAGCTAACGTTGAGCTTGATGGATCTTGTATAGAGGTTGTGTTAGGTTGTATGGACGACGATGCTTTTAACTACAACCCTAACGCAAATGTAGAAGATGGTAGCTGCTTGCCTGTAGTGTTTGGATGTATTGACCCTACAGCTTTCAACTACTGTGATACGTGTAACACTGATAATGGAGGTTGTATACCAACTATTAACGGTTGTACTGATAGTACGGCATTAAACTATAACGAAGTTGCAAACACTGATAATGGCTCTTGTATTTATCCACTGCCTGGTTGTACTGATCCGACCGCTGTTAATTATAACGCAGAGGCTAACGTGCCAGACTCTAGCTGCTATTATTCTGCTGATTGCTACGTTGGTGATATATACTATATTCCTAATGCTTGTTTTGAGTGGGTGATAGAAGTAGATCCGTATTGCTGTGATGATCAATGGGATTATGCCTGCGATGATTTATATGCTTATTGCCAAGACGGTTGGACTGGACCGACAAGCGTAGAGTCTTTTAATAGACTAGGAGTTTTACCTTATCCTAATCCTTCTACAGGTTTAGTAAGCTTTAACGCTGAGGTTGACGTGCAAGTGTATAGCATAGAAGGTAAACTTGTTTACGAAGCTAAAAGCATTATACGGTTAGAGTTAGATAAAGGATTTTACTTAGTTAAAATATCTAAAGATAACTTAAACATAACAACAAAGCTTATTGTACAATGAGATATATAGCAATATTAATATTATTCTTAGCTTCTTGTGCAGCACCTAAAAAGTGTTGTTCACAAATTAAAAAAGCGTTTAAGTTTTCTACATTTTACGTAGCTGCAAATGGCGGTACTTCTTTATCAGATGAAGATATATATTCTGTAGACGGTAGTACGCTTGTATACGACACTATATTTACTCCGTACGATTACTCATTAACTATGGGTATACGTAGAATAAAAAGATTTGGCTACGAAGGATCAACGCCATTTAAAGATGGTACAGAAACATCGTTCTCAGACGCGGCTAGTATTGGTAGATCACCGTTTGAATACTTATTTGAAGTAGATTACAAAAGACAAGAAGGTATAGAGTACTTTGACCAAACGCATTTCTTGCGTTATGTAAAAGATAATTGGCTAGCTAAAGCCGAATACATTAAAGATGGTTTTGCAGACATTGAATACTTTGAATCTTCACAGAGACTTAGAGTAGGTAAAGGTAAATTATCGTTTAACCTTGGAGCCGTACAAAGGCTTGCTGAGCCTTATGGCTATGATCCACTCGAAGAGTGGTCGTTTGACAACAATAGAATACATTACACATGTTTAGCTATTGAAGAAGGTTACAGCGTAGATGTTTACGAATCTGAGTATAAAAATCCTAACGGAGACGTCGTAGCTACTAGCTCAGAGGTATGGAATCAAGTAGTCATGCCTGGTATACTAAAAGACTTTGTAGAAGACAAACGTAAAGAGTTAAATAACCAATGGCAGCATTCTGTTGTTGTAGGTTTTGATTTTTATCATTACAAGAAAAACTTTTGGCTACATAGCTGGGGTAACTTAATGCCTTATCATTACAACGATGGTGGAGAGTTTTCTTACCACAACTTTAACGACGGAGAGCAATGGTATGATTATTCTGGAGGTTTAATATTTGGTTATAAGCTAAACAAAAACTTGGGATGCTTTATAGAGGGCAAATACAACAAGTACTGGAGCAAAGAGTGGTACGACTTTAAGTGTGGTATTAACTATGTAATCTTTTAAACGTATAATATGAAGTTAAAAGTATTAAGGTTTAGCTCAGAAAAAGACTCAACTCACGGTCTTCTTTTTGAAGAGAACGATTTAGGAAACAGGTTTCTATGTTACACTTTGGAAGATGAAGCTAGAGCTTTAAAAGTAAAAGGTGAAACTAGAGTTCCTGCTGGAGTCTATAATATAGAGCTAAGAAAAGAAGGTGGTTTTCATGATAAATACAGTAGAAAATATCCTGGTGTACACCGTGGTATGCTTCATGTCGTTGATGTTCCTGGGTTTGAGTATATTCTTATACACACTGGAAATACTGACGAGCACACTGCTGGTTGTTTACTTGTGGGCGACAGCCAAGAAAATAACCAATTGTTACCTGACGGTTTCATTGGCAAAAGCGTTAACGCGTATAAAAGAATTTATCCTTCTATTGCAAAAGCGATAGAGCAAGGACAAGAAGTAATAATAGAATATATAGATTTCGACTAACTATGGCAACAACAACAGCAACATTAACATTAGCTAGCACAGACTTATTGTCTGACGAATTAGCTTTAACTACGTCAGCTACACTTACAGGTCACGATAACTCAACTGGAGTTACAGCTACTATAGGTTTAAGTAGGCTAACAATATCAGGTACTAGTGAAACAACTATATTTGATGCTTCAGCTTATACAGATGATAAAGCACATAAAATATACATAAAGAATACAGAGACAACAGCAAGCAAATCTTTTTTAGTTAAAGTGGGTGGGCAAGAGCTAGGTAGAGTATACGCTGGAGATTTTATGTTTGCGCCTTGGGGTGCGGACACAACCTCAACAGATAGTGATATATCAATAACACCTTCTGATGCTGGTATGACTGTAGAATATATGGCTTTCATAGACTAATAAATTAACAACAACAATAGATAAAAATGGCAACAACAGCAACTTTTACATTAACAAGTGCAGACATTGCTGGTGATCCAGTAAATGTTTCTAAAACGGCTACTTGCACAAAAGCAGGGGCTACAACTGATTTAGATCAAACTACTGGGCTCAACAGAGTTCATTTAAGATCTACAACGAATAAAGTATTACTTGGCGCTAACGCTGAAGGTAATGATTTAGCAGCTAAAGTTTATATTATAAATAAAGCTACAGATCCTAGCCTTTACGTTACGATAACAATTAATGCTAGAACAATTGGAAAATTATACGCAGGAGACTGGATGTTTATTCCATGGAGCCAAACAGACGAAGCCGCTGACATTGAAGTAGCAGCGTCTAACTGGACAGCTTCAACTGGAGACATACCTGTTGAGTACGCGTTATTCCACGAAGATACAGATTTTTTAACTAACGCTTAATAATAAAGACATGGCAACAGTAAACGCAACAATTTCATTAGCTAGCGATATTACAGATAGCAATATCAATGTTAGCAACACTAGCTCTTTATTTGAAGCTGGTGGCACGACAGGTTTAACAACAATGACGTCAGTGACTAAAGTTTTATCAAGCACTAACCAAGTTGATTTAATTACAACTGGTAGTGTTTCTACGACTCACTCATACGTCTACATCAACAATCCTTCAGCAGACGCTACAGAGTTTTTTAATATTACTATTGGTGCTGCGGGCGGTGGGTCTGCTACAGATACTGAAGAAATAGGTAGACTGTACGGTGGCGACTGGATGTGGTTTCCTTGGAATGTGGGCGATGACATCTGCATTACTCCTAGTGTAGCTACAGATATGACAGTTGAGTACCAAGTATTTAGCTAAGCATGCCGGCGGTAAAGAGGCATAGTATAACCTATAACAGTGGCTTATTCCATAACGGAGTAGCCACTGGCGTAGATATAGATCTACTAAATCCTGGTGACGGAGTAAGTAGTATAAACTCTATAGTTATCGCTAACACCCACGACACCTCAGACGCTACTCTAAGTTTGTTTTTGCAGAACTCGCCTGCCAGCGGAACAGCTAAGACATTTTTTATTATTAAAAATGTAGTTATACCTAACGGGGTTTCATTATTGTTAGACGATCCTAGTATGCTTTCGTTTAACAACAACTCTTCCACAGGTTTTGGTTTGTTCGCTACGATAGGCGCTAGTGACGGAACACAACTTGTAGATATTTTAATTAACTAATATGAAATACATAGGTAAAGAAGTAATGACGTCACCAATAATAGGTGATATTACGTATACTCACAACCAGAGTTCAACTTCTGATACGTGGGTAATAACTCATAACCTAAATAGATTTCCGTCTGTTACAGTTATAGACTCTGGAGGTACTATAGTTCAAGGTACTGTTGTTTATAACTCTAACAAACAATTAACAGTAACATTTTTTTCTGGCACCAACGCTTTAGCGTTTCAAGGAAAAGCATATCTTAATTAAAAAAAATAAAAAATGGCTATTAATTTTTATAGTAGTATAAGCTTAAATAAAAACGAGCTACAAAACGCAGTGGTACAAAATGCAGGATCAGATCCTGGTAGCCCAGCCGCTGGTCAAATATACTACAACTCAGGAGACAATACGCTAAGAGTCTACGACGGATCTAACTTTGTAACTTTATCAACAACAACTGGTGATATTACAGGTGTTACTGCTGGTACAGGTTTAACTGGCGGCGGAGCATCTGGCGCGGTAACTTTAAATGTTATTGGTGGCAATGGTATTACAGCTAACGCTGATGATATAGCTATTACAGCTGCGCAGACAACTATAACATCTGTATTAAACACTAGTTTAGTTTTAGGTAGAGATAATGACAATAAAGTTAGTTTCGCTACAGATAACCAAATTATATTTAGAGTTGGTGCTGGTGATAACGTCATATTTAAGGCTTCAGGTGAAATTGAAGCTGCTAGCTTAGATATATCTGGTGATGCAGACGTAGACGGTACATTAGAAGCAGATGCCATTACTGTAAATGGAACTGCTTTAGATGAGTTTATACAAGATACTGTTGGCGCTATGTTCTCTAGTAATACAGAAACTAGAATAGCTGCAACCTATCAAGACGGTGATGGAACTATAGATCTTGTTGTTGATGATATGACAGCCAACGACAATGACGACGTAAGCAACGCTAATTTACTAACTAGACTAGCTGCATTAGAATCTACAAGTGGTGCTGCAAATGAAAACATTGTTATAGGTACTGACTCAGGTGATACAATTGTTATTACTGGTAACTTACAAGTTTCAGGTACTACAACAACGATAGACTCAACTACTGTAACTATAGAAGATCACAACATTGTATTAGATAAAGGCAACTCTACCTCAGCTGTAGTTGACGGCGCTGGTATAACTCTTGAAGGTGGATCTGGCGATGACGTTACTTGGATGTGGAGCGCTGGTAACGGTAGAATGGAGTTAAAAGCTGGATCTTCACTAGCTAGAGCAGCTTTTGACGAAGTTGTTGCTAACGTAACAGGTGCTCTTTCTGGAAACGCAAGCACAGCTACTTTAGCGTCAACTGTTACCGCTACAGCAAACAACTCTGCCAACGAAACTGTATACTTAACATTTGTTGACGGAGCTACAGGTGCACAAGGAATAGAAACTGATACAGCTTTAAATTATAATCCTTCTTCAAACATTTTAACTGTAGTTGAATTAGATGTAAGTGGAGATGTTGATGTAGACGGTACGCTTGAGACAGACGCTCTTACAATTGGTGGAGCAGCGGTGTTAGCTCAAGCTACTACAAGTGCTGTTGGTGCGGTTGAACTTGCTACGTCTGCAGAAACACAAACTGGTACTAGTACAACT